GTCGCCGCGGCCTGCTCCGGCTCACCGACCTCGGCGTACGCGACGGCCATGGACGACAGCAGCCGGCCCTGGCCCCGCCGGCGGTGCTCCGGCCATGCGCTCGTGACGTGCTCGTACAGCTCGACCGCCTGGCCCGGTCGGTCCAGCTCGCGATAGCACCACGCGTGCCAGACCGTCAGCGACCCCATGCTGCAGAACCCGGCGATGTCGCGGCCAACGTCAGAGCCATGGCCCCCAGCAGCGTCGACCGCGCGGTAGGCCTGCTCCATCGCCCGCTCGACCCCTGCCAGATCGTTGTCGAGCGCGTATCCGCAGGCCTCCTGCTGCCACGCGTAGGCCACCAGGCGTGGTGGCAGCTCGGAAGCCTGCTGGCGTGCCCGCTGGGCCAGCGCGACCGTCCGGGCGCTGTCCTGCTGGTACAGGGAGATGAACGCTTTCCTCGCGAGCACGAACGCGGCCAGCGCCGGGTCGCCGGCCTCGACCGCGTAGTCATGCGCCCTGCTGCACCAGGCCCACGCGCTCGAGAGATCGCCGGAGTCCTGGTAGAGCCAGCCGACGAATTCCGCGTACCGGCCGGCGAGACGCAGCAGCTCGACGCGCAGCTCGCCCCGAGCGTGCCGCTGCAAGTCCTCGGCGAGAGCGACCTGTTCCCGCGCCGTGCCGATGACGAACCGTGCGCCGAGCGATTGGTCCAGGCTGGCCAGGCGCGGCAGCAGCTCGCGCAGGTAGTCGACCACGGTCGTGCTGGGAACCGACCCGGCGGCGTGAGCTGGCATGCTCGGCAAGAACGGTGTGGCCACGGCAGCGGCGAGTAGGGTCCGGCGCGGGATGCTCATGGTCTGAAGGCCTCCCTCCGGGGTCATGACCAGGATCTCGACGGTTTCGTGCCCCCCGGGGTCGCCATTGATCGGCGGGTGCGTCTCCACGGTAGGCAGGTGGGGCGCCTGTGCCACAACCCCCGCGCCCACCCTTCCGGCGTACCCCTCGCCGGCGAGAGCGTCGCCCTGCTCGTGGTTGTCCGGCTCGGCGTCGTGCCCCTCCTGTGGTGGCTGGTAGCGGAATCCCAGCTCGGCCGCGTCCTTGCCGGTGAGCGCTTTGAGGACCCGCCGGTACGCCGGGGTCGGCCAGCTCACCTCACCGCGTTCCCACCGGCCGACCCGCTTCTCGTCACAGGCCAGGTTGAGGCCCATCTCCCGGGCTTTCGCCGTTATGGCTTCGGCGAACTCCCGTTGCGACTCGTTCCGCGCTATCCGCACAGCGCGTAACGCCCTGTTCGGCTGTCGAATCATGCGTCCCCCTGCAGACGCTTCTGGTGATCGTGGGTCGCAGGATAGGCGACTCCAGAGGACGAAGGGAGCGGAAAGGACCAACCTGGGGGCCGGCGTGGGGAGGGTGATGACGTAGCTGGAGGGCTGGAGATCGTCACGCGGATGGCCGAAGGTCGGAACAGATCACGGAAAGGCAGCAACGTGACGATTCGCCATGACAAGCGACCCGAGCGCAGCCGGAGGCGGCCGTGAACCACGAGCACGAGCCGCGGCCTGGCTGCGGCGTCCCGGTCGGCGCGCACATACAGCAGCCCGCCAGCGACGGTGACGCGCTGAGCCTGCTGGAAGGCCTACTGGTCTCGATCCGCTGGCGCGTCGCCCACCCGCACCTGGTCACCTGGCAGCAGCTCGCGGCCGACCTGACTGCGCTCCTCACCCTGGCTGAGGTCGCCGTCCGCCAGCACGCGCCAGGCCCGCAAGGCTGGTGTGAGCTGTGTGGGCCAGTTGCCGGCTCCCCATGCGGCAGGCTGCTGGAGTTGCTCGGGACTCTGGACGGCGTGCGCCTGGTCGACGAGCTTCCGAAGAGGCGCCTGTGACCGGGCGTGAGCGTGAGGTCGCGTTGATCATCCTCGTCGGTTTGGTCCTGCTCGCGCTGCCCGGCCTGCTGTACGCCCTGGGCTGGCTGCCCCGCTGAACCACCTTCCCCCTTGGCCGCCTCGACCCCACCGCCCCGTGGGCGGGGACGGCCACCATGCGCCTGGCCAGCGCGCCGTCCCCTCGTGGCGCTGCTGGCCGGGCACCGGCCGCCCGGTGCCCTTGCCCGCAACCTTTCCCGGCACCGGGCGGCCGCTCAGACCGGCGGGCCGTGCGGGCCCGGACTCCAGCGCCACCGACTCAACCATGCCCCCGCAACCCGGTGACCCGAGAGGAACCGCCCGCACGGTCCGCCCACCAGCAACCGCCATGGTGAGCGGTGGCGGGGTGTGGTGGGTGGGCATGTCTTCCGCTTTCCTGTCTTGCGTGCTTGCTCGCATGCTTGCGGGCACGCACGCGGGCAAGCTTGACAGATGGTAGCTGTACAGGCTACCGTTTGGGGTGTTGATCGAACCGGGTGTGACGGACCCGGACCCAGCTCAGGAAGGAGATCAATGCCTACGAAGCCCTACCAGCTCCCGAACGGCGCCCGCTGCGGGTACCGCATCGGAGACAAGGTGAACGCCATGTACCTGTCCACCAAGGGCACCACCCTGGCCCTGCGGCGGACCATCCTGGCGATCAAGCAGACCCGCCCGGGGCGGGTCGCCGTCATCGTCGACCTGCCCGACGACCGGGTGAGCGACCGGCAGTGCGAGTACCCGCTCGACGAGCGGGGCCTCAACTCGTACCTGACCTGGCCGAGCGAGTGACCCCTGGGAGCCTGCCATGACTACCGTGACCATGGCCGAGACGGCTGCTCTGTTCAAGGTGGTGACCGTTCGGGCTGTCCCTGACGGCGACGTGTACAACCGTGACGTGTGGGTCGAGCAGACGTACACCGTGGCCCACCCCCGCGAGGCGCTGCAGCGGTTCGCGCAGGAGTTCCCCGAGGTGGTCCGGCTCAACGACGCTGCCGTACCCGCGGCGTGGATCACCGCCTGGACACCGGGCCGGGGGCCGCGGCCGGAGGAGCGGCTCATGAACTGGGAGCGCGACCCGGACGCCGAAGTCTCGGACGGCTGGCTGTCGAACATGGCTGCCGCCGTCACCAACCTGCGGAACCAACTGGAGTGGGAGCCCCGGTACTGCACGCGGGCGACGGTGTACGTTCCGTGCCCCGGCTGCGTCCAGCTCGACGGGTCCTCGACGCTGCTCACCCGCAAGCTCGGCCGGTATGGGGCGTACTACCAGTGCGGGGCGTGCGGGTGGAAGACCGGTGCCCGTACGCGCAAGGCCCGACAGGCGCACGAGCGTGCGTACATCGCCGGATGGTGCGGGGCCACCCTGTACGCGGGCGTCAACCCCAGCGGGGTCCCGATCACCCTCTGCGGTGAGTGCGACCGGGGGTACCGCTGGCCGACGGCTGGCCAGCTCTACCGGTGACCACCTGGCGGGCGGTCCTGGCGGGCCGCCCGCCAGCTCGTTCCGGGATCTGCGTCGGCCGCGTGGCGTGGGAGAACGAGCGCTTGTCACCCTCGGGTGGGCGTGTCAGGGTTCCCGTCTAAAGTTAGGGGACCCTGACTTTTTACCGCCAATGGCGTACTCGACAGTAGCGAGTGGCCACTGCCACGCGTTACTGTCTCGGGCGGTTCAACGCGTGGGGCATACGCGTTCTGAACTCGATGTGGTGGGCCGGCCCTGGATCGTGGGGCCGGCCCTTCATCATTTACCGATCATGCTCTTCCCGCAAGAGTGTTCGCACGCTTGCTCGCGCGTCTCCGTGCGTGCCCGCGTGCGTGCGTGCCCGCATGCTTGACTGTTGGTAGCTTAACAGGCTACCATTGGGGGTGTTGGAGGGCAGGACGTGACGGGTCCAGCCCACTACCTCAGGAGGTGTTCATGCTGGTCAGCGACTTGCGTGACCGGTTCATGGAGCAGGTCAAGACCGACCCGACCGGCGCCATCCGGGACGCGGCAGCCTACGCGCCGTACCTGCTCCCCCGGGTGATCGTCGAGGCCAAGCAGTTGCACGAGTACTCGCGCACCGCGGGGGTCGTCGACAACCTGCTGTTCGGTATCCGGCAGACGTCCCGGGAGCTGGCCGAGGCCAATGCGGCCGAGAACGGCGAGCTGTACCTGATCCTCTGCGCCCGGCTCAACCACCAGATCGGCAGCCTGGCCACCATCCTCGACGAGCCGGACCCGAACCGTGCGTACCGGCTGGCGATGGGGACCGCCGAGCCGAAGCCGCTGCCGGAAGAGGCCCCCGACCTGCCGGTGCTGGTGGCTCGGCGGTACCGGTACGACGGGACCCTGGGGATCTGGCGGTTCGAGCTGGAGGGCACCCGGTTCGACGTGGACACCAAGACGCGCCGGATCGGTTACTGCTCGAACTGGGACCAGGTCGACAAGTGGGTCGAGCGGGGCCTGGTCGAGACGCGGCAGCGCAACAGGGCCGGGCTGCTGGATTACTTCTGGGTCGGCCGTATCCCCGCCCTGGCGACCTTGGCCGTCTGAGCAGCACGCCCGGGGGTCGGCGCGTACGCCGGCCGGCCCCCGGCCCCAATTCCGTTACGCACTCCTGACCCATCCGGCCGTAACGGAATCGACAACGTAATCCCTATTAAGTTGCAAGATCATTTACGGGAGCGTCCGTGACCAGCGACTTCGACCCCATCGACCATGCCGAGACCCGCAAGCGCCACGCCTGGGCGGTGACCCCGGAACGGCTGAACCGGCGGATCTGGGAAGCCACCTACCTCGGCACCAGCGACGCCATGAGGCGGCTCGCGACCGAGGTCAACATCTACCGCGACGTCCTGGCGGCCATCGCCGAAGGCGCGAGCAACCCCCAGCAGCTCGCCGCGATGGCCTGGGACCTGCCGGCGGCCATGACCTTCCACCGGTGGCCACTCCCCACGGTCGACGTGGCCCGGGCGCTGGAGATCAAGAAGGGGATCATCGGCAGAGCCCAGGCCGAGATCATCCCGGACGAGCTTCGCCAGCTTGGCGTGGCCAGCGACTACCGGCTGAGCTGCCCGGTCGACGGCTGCGACTGGGCCGAGGTGGTCTCCGGTACGTCCGGTGTCCTCGCCGCAGCGCACCGACACGCGCTCACCCACGGCGAGCAGCCGGCCGAGACGGACGGTGACCGGTGACCCGGGAGGCGACGGTGTCGGTGGGCGAGCAGCCCGCCGACACCACCCGGAAGCGGAGCCGGCACCGCTGGGACGACGCCGGCCCGGACCGGGACCGGTGCCGGTACTGCGGCCTGGAGCGCAGCAAGGAGATCACCCGCTACTGGCGGTTCTCCGGACGCGAGTACTACCGGGACGGCCGGACCCTCGGCGTGCTGACTGACGTCCCGCCCTGCACCCCTGCCCCGAGCGAGCCGACTGGAGGCAACCAGTGACCACGACGACCACCGGCCCGGCCGTGACCCCGGGCGCCATCGCTGACCTGTTGGAGCGGGCCGCCGACCGGCTGGAAACGGTCGGCTGGACCAACCGTGCCATCGTCCACGGCGACGGCGCGGACCTGAAGACCGCGCGGATGGACATGCACGGCACGATCGCCTACCTGGCCTGCGGTAGCCCGTACGAGTGGGACAACCCGTTGGCGGCCGCCGCGATCAAGGAGCTGCGCGTGCGGAAGCCCGTCGTCCCGGGCGAGCCGCCCCTGAACCTGCTGGCCTGGCACGACTTCCACGCTGAGCTGTCCGACGTCCTGGCCCTGCTCCGGAACACTGCGAAGGAGTTGCGTCAGCAGCCCAACGCGATGGGAGCCGCCGCCCGATGAACCCGACCCACGACGACGGCCCGGGCCGCCTCGGACCCGCCGAGCTGATCGCCCGTCTCCAGCAACACCGCCTGATCGCCGAGGCCGAGGATGCCGCCCGCGGCGTCCGGCACCTGACGGTCTGGCATGGGGACCCGGAACGCCGCGAGGACGTTCTGCTGCTGGCGATCCTGATCCGCGAGTTCTGGAGTCTCGTGGCCGGCCGGGACCGGCCGGCCACGGTCGGCGGGAACGACTACACCTCGTTCCGCATCCCCCCGCCGGACGCTGACACGGCCCTCACCCGGCTCACCGAGCTGGCCCACCAGCTCGACCCGGGATGGTGGCGGATCGTCCAGGGAACGCCCTGACCGACTTGGGAGCCCGGCCACGCGCCGGGCTCCCCCTCCCAGGCAGGGACCGACCGTCCCCGAATCCTGGCATCGTTACCCGTACGCACCCATATATAAGGAGAGGAGCGTCCCCGATGGACGCGACGAACCTCAGCCCCCGGGAGCTGGCCGACGCGCTCCGCGCCCAGGCCAAGGGCGGCTACGCCGAGGAGGCCGCCGTTGATCTCCTGATCGCACACGGCTACTGGCTGCGCAACAGCTACCTGCGCCAGTACGTCGATTACGAGACCGACCCCGCCGCGCACGGCGGCCCGCCGATGGCCGCCGTGCGCTGGCAGGACGCGATCGCCGCCCTGGACGCCGGCAAACTGCCCTGCTCCACCAGCGAGGGGCAGATCTTCCGCATCGCCGCGAGCCTCGGCGGCTGGATCCCGGTGAACCTGCGTGACGCGATCAGCGGCCTAGACCACGTCAACATCCGCCTCGTGGCCGAGGCGATCCTGCGGGCGAACGGCCGCGAGGGCTACACGGTGACCGTGCCCAAGCCGCCCCTGTACCCGCCCGGTGTGCGTGTCGTCGAGGCCGGCACGGGCCGGGTCCTCCAGGAGGGCGACCAGAGCGCCGGCACCCTGACCGTGCCCGGTGGTGTCTCCGAGGGGGAGCAGTGAGCCGGTACAACGTCGCCGTCCGGGTCACTGGGCAGGTACCCCGGTGAGCAACCAGGGTGCCCGCGTGCGGCTGCGCGTCGAGGGCGACCCCGAGCACGTCGCCGAGACGGTGGCGATCCTGCGCGAGCACCTGGCCCACGCGCTCGCCATCGAAGAGGAGTCGCGCCCGTACCGGAACCGCAACGGCCGCGGGGTCCGCGTGTACCTGACGGCCGGACTCACCACCGACGACACGAAGGAGGACGTTGCCCATGACCGATGAGCCACGCGGCGCCCGCGCGATGGCCCAACCGCTGCCGCCGGCCCCGAGGCTGCGCCGAGCCTTGGAATCCCTCGGCGTGAACGCCCGCAGCGGGCAGACCCGTAACCCGCTCGGGGAGCGTGGTGACGCCGCCCAGCTCCTCGGCATCCTCAAGGGCGTCGTCGAGCAGATCGAGACCGGCCTGCGCGGAGGCGAGCTGCAGACCCACCTCCAGAAGGGCTGGTTCACCATCTACGGCCGGGACCTGCCCGCGATCCTGGCCGGGCTCTCCGAGCACGTCGGGGACCTGCGTGCCTTCGCGGCCGGCGGCATCAGGGAGATCACCCTCGCCTCCCGCCAGTTCGCCACCGCTGCTCTCGCGCTCCGGGTCGCTGAGCATGCTCTCGCCGCGGCTGCCGAGGTCGCGGTCGGCGAGCCTGGCTGGGACCTGGAGACTGCCGAGAAGCTGTCCGACGCGATGGTGCGCGCGGCCGACGAACTGACCGACTACGTCGCCAAGCTCAAGGCCGAGTTCGGGACACCGGCCACAGACACGGACGCCTGACCAGGACATGCCAGTAAAAAAGGGGCGTGATAATATCACGCCCCTTTTTAAGGTCTGGGCGGTCAGGCGTCAGGGAGTCGAGCCAGCTCGGCTCCCTCCTACCCCGCGGCCTTGCGTCTCCTGCGACGCTCGACGTACTGCTGTAGCGCCTCGATGATCAACTCCTGAGCCTTCCGGCCCTCGAGGAGCGCCATCTGCCGGATCTCAAGACGCAGCCCGGCGGGGATGCGCGTCGACAGCGATACCAGGACGTTCGGGTCGATGTGCGAGGCGTCCTCCTCAACGAGGGCAGCCACTCGGCCCGCGGGGTCCCGTGGCGCTGGGGTCTTGCGCGGCTCGGTCATCACTGCTCCACTTCTTCCTGCGCGGCCTTTTCTTCCTGCGCGGCCTTGTAGGCGGGCCAGTCCTGGGCGCGCTCGTCGATCTCCTCAGCGAGCGCCTTGTACACGGTGCTGAACGCAATCCCGGCGTCACCGGACAGGGACGACGCGGGGATACCACGGCCTGACGCTTCGTCGGCCTTGAGCCGGAACGGGATCGTCGTCTTCGTGACCCGCCAGCCGTAGACACTCCGCAGGTCGTTCAGCCGAGCGACGTGCTCGTTGACGCCACTGCTGTACTGGGTGGGGACGATCGCGATGATGTCGACGTCGGGGTGGATGTTCTTCTGGACGGCCATGACCGTCTCCCAGGTGCGGGCAACGCCGCGCAGGTGCATCCGCTCACACTTGGTGGGGATCACCACGAAGTCGGCGGCGATGATCGCCGAGACGGATGCCTGGCCGAGGTCGGGCGGGCCGTCGAAGATGATGCGGTCGTACCGTTCGTAAGCGCCGACCTCACGGAGGAGGTTCCGGAGCCGGAACGGCAGATCGGGCCGCCGTGTCTCCCAGACGTCTTCGAGGTCCAGGGTGGCGGGGAGTAGATCAACCCGGCCGCCGGGCCTCCACTGCGGATCGGCCTCCATGACGACTTCCTCGAAGTCGGCGGTGCCCTTGAGCAGGTCGGTCAGGGTGGGGCGTTCGGTCACGTCTTCCGCGACCAGGGTTTCGGTAGCTGCGCCCTGGTCATCCAGGTCTGCGACGAGGACGTCCAGTCCCATACGTGACCACTGCTCGGCCAGGTTGGCCGAGCCGCTGGTTTTCAACGCTCCACCCTTCTGGTTCAGCAACGCGAATGCTGGCACGGGTCAGCCCTTCTGACGTGCGGAATCGTGGGATAGCCCAGGGTGTCATTGTCCAGCATGCCAGGCTTGCCCGCGTGCGCGCCAGCGTGCGAGCATGCATGCCCGCTCGCGGGCATGCGCGCGACACTCGTTCGGGTCCCACTACGAGAGCGCCGGCCGGGCCACCGTCGTCACATGGGCACGGCAACCATCCGCGGCGTCGAGCTGGTCCGCGTCGGCACGTGGCACGCGTCGACCGGCGTCACGCAGATCACCCGCGAGGACCTGGAGGCGATCGTCACCGCGTACGGCGACCCGGAGGTTGACCGTGCGCCGATCAAGCTCGGGCACGTCGACCAGCGGTTCAACGATGGGGAGCCGGCGCTGGGCTGGGTCGAGAACCTGCGCCTCTCGGACGACGGCCGGACGCTCGTAGGCGACCTGGTCGGTATGCCGGCGCGGCTGGCGGAGATCGCGCCGACCGCGTACCGGCGCCGCTCCGTCGAGATCGCCTGGGGCGTGCGGACCCCCTCGGGGCGTACGTACCGGGCGGTGCTGACCGGCCTCGCGCTGTTGGGCGTGTCCCGCCCAGCGGTGAAGGGCCTGGCGGACGTGCTCGCCTTGTACAGGTCCGCGCCGCGTGCTCCGGAGGCCGAGCGGCACGCCGCGCTGGAGCTGGTCGAGGGTCTGGACGACGCGCGTGCCGTGGCTGCGCTCGCTGCGGCACGTGTGGAGGTGGCCGCGTTGGCGGCTGCGCGCCAGATCCCGGAGAACGCGGTGGCGGACGCGCTTGACCGGCTGGACCGGCTCGCGGGGGTGCCCGACACGGCCCGCATCCCACACGCGGCGATCACACCGGACAACCCTCGGGGGCAGGACGACACGACAGAGGAGGACGGCAGGATGCCGGTCACTGAGCAGCGGGTCCGTGAGCTGCTGGGCCTTGAGGCCGACGCGGACGTGGAGCGTGCGCTGCAGGAGCTCGTCGCCGCGCGTGACGCGAATGCGGGCGGCTCGTCCGGCCAGGGTGGCGACGCTGGCCAGGGTGACCAGGGTGCCGGTACCGCCGCGCAGGGTGACAGCGGCCAGCAGCAGCCGCAGCAGCCGGAGGTGACGAACGCCACCGCCGGCCAGGGAGGCCTGCAGGTGGTCACCCTGTCGGCCGCCGCGTTCGCCGAGCTGCAGGCGCAGGCACAGGCCGGCGCGCAGGCCGCCGCCGAGATCGCCCGGCAGCGGCGTGACCAGATCATCACCACCGCACTGTCAGAGGGTCGGATCACCCCGGCCGAGCAACAGGCGTGGCGGCAGGCACTCGACCGCGACGAGGAAGGCACGACCGCGCTGCTGAACGCGCTGCAACCACGGTTCCCGGTGACCGCGCTCGGCTCCGACGCCCCCGGGCAGGCCGGCGCGGCGGACGACGCGGCGTGGGACGAGTTCACCAAGAGCCTCGGGCTCGGGGTCTGAGGCTGAGGCGAGAGAGGCAACAGGATGGCGAACAACCCCGCGGTCCCGTTCTGGGAACCGGGACAGTCGATCTCGTGCAAGACCACGGCCGCCGTCACCGGCAAGCGGTTCGTGGCGATCAGCGGCAACGGGGCCGGCTCGAACCCGCTCGTGGCGCACGCGTCCGCCGGCGGCCGGATCTTCGGCGTGGCCGCGTTCGACGCCGCCTCCGGGGCTGTGGTGAGCGTGCTGCGTGGCGGTGTCGTCCCGGTGACGGCCGCCTCCGCGATCACCGCCGGCCAGGAGGTTGAGGTCGGCGCGAACGGGCAGGCGGCCCCGAAGTCGGCCGGTGTCGCCGTGGGCGTCGCCGTGTTCGACGCCTCGCCCGGAGCCGACGCGGCCATCGCGCTCTACCAGTAGACCCGGGCGAGTAGAGAGGAGAGCAACCCCCGATGCCTGGGACCACCTACCCGCCCGCGCCGCCGACGATCAGCGGCAGCAACATCACGGTCGACGTGTTCCTCCGCAACCCCACGCGGGTGCAGCGGACGGTCGCCGAACTGCTGCAGAACCGGTTCATCGTCGACTTCATCTTCAGCCAGGGCGGCGCCGATGGCGGCGCGGTCGTGTACGACCAGATCACATCCGAGGCCGACCTGTTCACCACACGGGACGTGCAGGAGATCGCGCCGGGCGATGAGTTCCCTGTGGTGGATGACGGCGAGGTGACCCCGAAGGTCGCGGCCGTAGGCAAGTACGGCGGAATGGTCAAAGTGACCCATGAGGCCGTGCGCCGGGACCAGCGGGACGTCCTCGGTCAGAAGCTCCGCAAGCTCCGCAACACGGTCGTGCGCAAGGTGGACACGCTTGCGGTCGCCGCGCTCGACGCCGCGCCGATTCGGACGATGGGCGCGGCGAAGCCGTGGTCGGACCCGACCGCGGACCCCTTCGCGGACATTCTCACCGCCGTGGACAGCATCAACAGCCCGGACCTCGGCTACGAGGCGGACACGGTGCTGATCAACCCCGCGCAGGTCCTCGCGCTGCTGAAGCGCAAGGACGTCCGCGACGCCCTTCCCAGGGAGAGCCGTGAGCTGAACCCGATCCTGTCCGGGCAGCTCGCCGGGCTGTGCGGTATCCCGAACTGGATCCCGACCAACCGCGTGCCCGCCGGGACCATGTACGTCCTGCAGCGGCAGATGGCCGGCAGTGTGCGGGACGAAGTCCCCCTGTACGCGAGAAGCATCAATGACGAGCGGCGCGAGGTGTGGTGGATCCAGGCCGCTCGGGTCACCGTGCCGGTCGTGACGGACCCGCTGTGCGTGAACAAGGTGACGGGGCTCTGATGGCGACGCGAGCGAAGAACGAGAAGCTGGCCGACCAGCCTGCCGAGCCGGACGAGGCGCAGCAGAACCCGCCCGCCGACCCCGGCCTGGCCGATAAGTCGGGCCCGGACACCGGGGACCCCCGTGCCGTTGCCCTGGCCGCGCTCGCGAGTGCGGCCGGTGACGTGGTTGAGGAGGAGGCCAGGCCAGGGCCAGTTATCCCGTGGACTGGGAGGGTTCTCGACTGGGGCGGCCCCGTCGAGATGAAGGTCGTCTTCGACCGGTACTGCGCGATCGTCAACGGCATCCACGTGTACGCCGAGAAGGGCGACCGGGTGCTGATGACGCAGGAGGAGGCCGAGCGCGGCCGCGCCCTGGGCGCGCTCATCGACGGCTGACGGCAGGGCATCGAGCGGAGGGCGGTGGCATCCGACCGTGGCTGTGGGCGAGCCGTGGGGTGCGTCGGTCGACGGTGCCGCCGCCCTCGTCCCTGAAGCGACGATCCCGGACACGCTGCAACCTGGGCAGCGGGGCGTGACCCGCGCCCAGGTCGAGCAGTGGGTGACTGACCTGTGCCAGCGGGTGTTGGTGCGCCTCGCCGGGTGGGAGCGGATCCGGGACGACGCCCGGCGGGCTGCCGTGCAGGCGGCCGCGCGGGATCTCGTCCACCAGGGCGTCGCCTCCTACATCGAGGGTGCGCGGCATCCGGAGCGTGCGGGGCTGTCCGAGACGTCGTACGCCGCGGTGCTGTGGCGGCGGTTCACTGAAGGGCTTGAGGAGCTGGCGGCGCAGGTGGCCGAGTGGCTGGCCGACCCGGACGACGCGACGCCGGACGCGGATGTCGAGGCAGCGTCCGCTCCGGCGTGGTGCTTCCCGGCGCCCGTGTTCACCGATGACTTGCGCTTCTAGGCGGTGCCGGTGGCGGTACGGATCACGTTCTCCTTCTACGGGGACACGCAGCTCGACCGGACGCTCGCCCGGTTCGCGGACAACGTGCAGGACGCGCGCCCGGTGTGGGAGGTGCTCGCCGAGCGGTTCCGCCGCGCGGAGACCCGCCAGTTCCGCAGCGAGGGCCGGTACGCGTCGGGCGGCTGGGACCCCCTCAGCCCGCGGTATGCGGCGTGGAAGGCCAGGAACTACCCGGGGGCGACGATCCTCGTCCGCACCGGTGCCCTACGGGACAGCCTCACTAAGCGACCGTTCGGGATCGAGGTCATCGAACCGTCGTTCATGGTCGTCGGCTCCGACGTCGAGTACGGCGTCTACCACCAGCAGGGCACCGAGCGCATGCCGCGCCGCCGCCCGGTGGAGTTCACCGAGTGGGAGCGGCGCGAGTGGGTGCGCATCCTGCAGCGGTTCATCGTCACCGGCACGACGGGGGTGTGAGGCGTGGACGGGCTCGAAGGCGCATGCACGCTCCTGGCGGACCGGCTGCGGGCAGCACTGCCGGGCAAGACAGCGGAGCTGCGTACCCGGTACGGGGCGGACCCGGCGGCCCTGCCGGACGTGGTCACCGTCGAGCCGCACGACGTCGACCAGCTCGGTGTCGAGCAGTGGCCCGCTGTCCTCGTCGTGGGGCAGGAGACGCGGGGTATCCGCCCAGTCGACGTGGGCCCGACCAGCGAGGTGTACCAGGTGCGGTACGCGCTGCGTGTCTTCGTGTGGGCGCGCGGGGACGGGTACGCGCAGACCGACACGCTGCGCAAGCGCCTGACGCTCGGGGTGCGTGAACTGCTGCTCACCCGGCGGCTGCTCGCCCCCGCGGGCCGGGTGGAGCCGTCCAGCCTGGCCGAGTCGTACAGCGACCTCGCGCGGGATGAGGCTGGGCGGACGATCGGCGGTGCCTTCATCGCCGTTGAGGTGACGCTCGAGGAGACGCTGACGTCGGAGACCCCGCCCGTGGGCATGGTTGACACCGTGAGCGTCGACACGGGCAGCCTCCCACCGCACCCCGCGCTGTGACTCCACCGTGGGGGTCATGACGACGTGGGAGACGGTGTACAACCCGGGGCCGGTGCCGCGCGCCTGCGGTCCGGAGGGCCGGGTGGTCGAGGCGCACGGCTGGGGCACTGCGGACGTCACCTGCGCGGAGGTGGCCGCGGACATCGCGGCGGGCCGCCTGGTCGTGGTCGCCACGCCTGACCCGGTGCCCAGTGCGGGGATCGACCAGCGGGCCGCGGATGCGATGCGCGAGACGCTGCGCCGCCGGCAGCAGCAGTCGCGGCTGCTGGCCGCCGAGGAGGACTCCGCTGCCGCGCGTACGGCCAGCAGCAGGACCACGCGTACCGGCAAGCGGGAGGAGTAAGGGATGCCCGGTGTGATCGTGAGGACCGCGACGCGGTCGGGGCCGAGCACGGGGCTCGCGCCGGAGTCGGCGCGTTACTTCGTGGCCGGGCTCACCGAGCGCGGGTCGACGACCGAGCCGGTGAGGGTTCGGAGCATGGCCGAGTACGAGCAGATGCTCGGCGCGCGGGTGCCGTACGGGACGCTGTACGACGACCTGAAGACGTATTTCGAGGAGGGTGGCGCGGAGGCGTACGTCGCTCGGGTGGTCGGCCCGGCCGCCACCGTGGGCAAGCTCACGCTGAACGACCGCGCTGGGACGCCCGCGCCCACCCTCGACATCGAGGCAGCGTCCCCCGGGGCGTGGTCGGCGGACCTGTCGGTTGAGGTCGCGAACGGTACCGCAGCCGGCACGTACAAGCTCCTCGTCTACTGGCGGGGTGAGCGGGTCGAGACGTGGGACAACCTCACGACTCCGGCTGACGCCGTGACGGCGCTCGCCGGGTCGGCATGGGTACGCGCGAAGGACAAGGGCAGCCCGTCCTCGCCGCCGGACAACCAGCCGGCGATCCTCGCGCGGACGCCGTTGTCCGCCGGCGACGATGACCGGGCCGCCGTCACCGCGACCCACGTCACGGACGCGCTCGCCCGGTTCGGGCCCGAGCTCGGCTCCGGGGCGGTCGCCTGCCCCGGCTACACCTCGGCGCAGGTTGGTGAGGCGGTGATCGCGCACTGCAAGGCCAACCGCAGGATCGGGCTGTTGGCGACGGCGCAGTCGGCGACTGTGCAGGATGCGCTTAACGCCGCGGCGGAGATCACCGCGGACGGGGAGCACGCGGGGCTGTTCTACCCGTGGATCACGGTGCCGGACGGCGCGTCGGGGACGCGGACGATCTCGCCGGAGGGGTACGTGGCGGCGTGCCGTGCCAGGGCGCATACCCGGGTGGGTCCGTGGCGGGCGCCGGCTGGGGAGATCGCGCAGGCCCGGTACGTGCTCGGCCCCAGTGTGGAGCTGACCCGTGCCGAGGGTGACCAGCTCGACGAGGGGCGGGTGTCCGCGATTCGGCGCATTGTGGGCACGACCCGCCTGTACGGGTGGCGCAGCCTGTCGGCGGACACGGCGAACTACGGGCTGCTCATCGGCCGCGACATGCTCAACTACTTGGCGGTGGAGGCTGAGCGGCTGCTGGAGTCGTTCGTCTTCGAGACGATCGACGGCAAGGGCCAGATGCTCGGCCGCGTCCAGTCGACCCTCGTGGGCCTGCTCGACCCCATCCGGCAGGCGGGTGGCCTGTACGAGCGGATCGACGACGCCGGCGCCGTCCTCGACCCGGGGTACAGCGTCGACGTTGGGCCGGCCGTCAACACTGTCCAGTCGCTCGCGGCGAACGAGGTGCGCGCGGTCGTCGCCGTGCGCGTATCCCCAGTGGGGACGTTGATCGACCTGACCATCACTAAGGCCGCCCTCACGGCCAGCGTGTAAGGAAGGAGGTAGGCCGTGAAGGCAGCTCAGCGGCAGTTCCTCGTCTCCGTGCAGGGCATCTCGGGGTACTTCGCGACCCTGTCCGGTGAGGAGACGGAAGCGGAGACGACGAAGGTCTGGGACGGTGGCAGCCAGAGGCCGGAGGTCCTGACCGCGCCGCCCGAGGATGGGAACCTCACCCTGACTCGCCCGTACGACCCGGAGCGGGACCAGCCAGTGATTGACCGGCTTCGGCCGCTGGTCGGCCGGTGGCGGACCACCCTCACCAAGCAACCCACCGACCCTGACTTGGTGCCGATCGGCAAGCCGACCACGTTCCCGGACGCGGTGCTCGTCCGGCTCGCCGCGCCTGAGGTCGACGCCGGCTCCAGTGACCCTGCGACGTTCGAGCTGGAGTTCGCCGTCTCCGGGACTGCGTAGCATGGTGGCCTCAGTGGTCAACTGGACCCCGGCTCGACAAGGGCCGGGGTTTTCCATGTCCTGGACCGCCTGGCCCCAGTCGCGCGTTCGAGGCCCGCGTCCAACAACACGCCCGGCATCTGCGGCACCGTCACCAGGAGAGACGCCCACACGCATCCCACAGGAGGACGCATGGACATGGACCCCGTCGCGACGTTCAGCGTAGGCACCCCCGCCCCGATCGACGAGGACCTGGCCCCCGTGCAGGAGCGCAGCGACCTCGACCTGCTCCGCCAGGACCTTGCCCAGCATCGTGTCCCGGACATCACCCTGCCCGTGCCGGGTCGGGACGGGTACGCCTGCCGGTACCGGGTGGACATCACCGGGGCGCAGATCAACGAGTTGCGGCGCCGCTGCAAGTCCCGCAAGCACGAGGACGGCGTCGACGGCATCAAGTTCGCGGCGCTGCTTCTCGCGCACGCGCACACCGGGCTGATCCGACAGGGCCGCGAGCTGTACGGCAGCGACGGCGAGCCGCTCACCTTCCGCCACCCTGAGCTGCTGGAACTGCTCGGAGTGGCCTCGGCGAGCGAGGCGGTGCGGCGCTTGTACGGGCTCGACGGCCAGGTGGACGCCGCGTGCCGGGCGGTGCTCAGGGAGGCCGGCTGGGGTGAGGACCTGGCCCCGGTGGACCCTACGGCGGCCGGCTAGTCGAGCTGTTGGAGGCCGACCAGCGTGTGAAGGCGGCGGCGTGGGTGGCGTACACGTTCGGGCTCGACCCGGTGGTCGTGCTCGATGAGCCGGACCGGATTCGCCGCGCGGTGCGGGTCGCCGCCCACCACGTGATCGCCAGGGAGCTTGAGAAGGCCAGCAAACGGAAGTGACGTGAGGGGCGTGGACGGTGGCGGACGAGGACCTTGTAATCCGGGCCGCGATCCGGGATGAGCTGTCCGCGCCCCTCGCCGAGATCCGGAACGAGCTGCGGGAGGTGCGGAAGGAGGCCGACCGGGCGGGCGAGGCGACCGGGCGGGCCGGCGCTGGGTTGGGCCGGCTCACGGCCGGGGTGAACGGGCTCCTCAGCCGGCTGCGGGGCGGGCTCGCCGCAGGCCTGCGTATGACGGCTGCCGGGCTGCGGACGGTGGCGGTCGGTGCCGGGCTCGCAACGGCCGCGCTCACCGTCGCGGCCGGGGCCGCGGTCGGGTTCGGCGTGAAGACCGCCGCGAGCATGGAGCAGGCCCAGATCGCCTTCACCACCATGCTCGGCAGCGCTCAAGAGGCGCAGAAGTTCCTCTCCGACCTGCAAGCGTTGGCCGCGACGACGCCGTTCGAGTTCCCCGACCTGGTGAAGGGGAGTCAACGCCTGCTCGCCATGGGCTTCGCGGCGCGCGACGTGATCCCGACCTTGACCGCGATTGGTGACGCGGTCGCCGGGCTCGGCGGCGGGGCGGCCGAGATCCAGCAGGTTGTGACCGCTATCGGCCAGATGCAGGCCAAAGGCAAGGTACAGGGTGACGAGCTGCTCCAGTTGACCGAGGTTGGTATCCCTGCGCTGCGGATCCTGGCCGCTCAGTACGGGGTCACCACGGCCGAGATGGAAGAGATGGTCTCGGCCGGGAAGGTAGCCGCCGAGGATGCCATCCCCAAACTGATCAAGGGCATCGAGGAGGGCACCAAGAGCACGCAGGCCTTCGCCGGCATGATGCAGGCCCAGTCCAAGAGCCTCGCCGGCATGTGGTCCACGTTCAGAGACACGTGGGGCATGGGCCTGTCGCGGATGCTTGAGCCGTCCATGCCCGTGCTCAAGGCGCTGCTCAAGGTGCTCACGGATGTGGTCGGCGCTGGGTTCGGGCGGATGGGCGCGGCGATGCGTGACCTCGGCCCGCTGTTCGACCGGCTGGGCGAGGCGATCCCCCGCGTCGCCCAGGCAATCGGCAACGGCAACTGGCAGCAGGCCGCCGTCATCCTGGACAACGCGACGCTCGCCGGCGGCCGGCTGATCAACACCTACCAGTGGGCCACGACGACCGTCGCGAACCTGCGGGACCGGGCCGGGGAGCTGGTCGACCGGCTCCGCGACGCTGGCGTGTTCGACCAGGCCCGGTCGATCCTCGAGGACCTGGGCACGGTGCTGCGTGACGTGGTCCTGCCCGCGGTGTCGGACGTGTCCGCCGCGTTGGGCGGTTCGGGCCCGCTCGCGCTCGTCACCGTGGCCGGCGCTGCTGGCACGGTGCTCGATCTGATGGCCGACCACACCGACGCGGCGAAGGTGACGTTGGAGGCGCTGATCACGGCCCTTGCCCTCTACAAGATCGGGCAGGTGGGGGCGTCCGTGGCGATGGGCATCTGGAACGGGTTGCTGCTCATCGCCAAGGCACGCACGGCGGCGGTCGCGACCGCGCAGTGGATCCACACGGCGGCGATGGCGGTCAACACCGCGGCGTTCGCCGTGTCGAACACGACGGTTGGCGTGTGGCTGGGGCTGAAGGCGTTGGAGGTCGGCGCGTGGCTGCGGTCAGCCGTAGTGACGGGCGCGGCGACCGTGGCCCTGTGGGCGCACAACGCTGCGATGCTCGCTGTGCGCGGCGCGACGCTGCTGTGGACCGGTGCGCAGTGGTTGTTGAACGCGGCGCTCACCGCGAACCCGATCGGGCTCGTCATCGTCGCCATCGCCGCCCTGGTGGCCGGCGTCATCCTCGCGTACAAGAAGAGCGAGACGTTCCGCACGATCGTCAACGCCCTGTGGGGTGCGGTCAAAGTCCTGTGGCAGCAGCTCGGTAACGCCGTCAAGGCGATCGGTGACTGGTTCACCAAGACCGAGAACGGCCAGAAGGTCATGGCCGCCGCACGCGCCGCCTGGGATGGGCTCAAAGCGTCTGTGAGCGCCGTCGTCGACGCGCTCAAGGCGGCGTGGGAGTGGGCTGGGAAAGTCGTCGGCGCGCTGAGCAAGGGCGATTGGGGGAAGCTCGGCCAGCTGGCCGGCCTGGGTGACACTCCTACGGCCCGTGGCCACGGGCGCGGCAACCTCGCCTACACGCTGGCCGCGCATCAGGCGATCTCGGCCAGTCTCGGCGGCGGGTACCGGGTGACGAACGCGCTTGTGGGCGGCGGCGGCATGGGGCGTGGCTCCGGGGACCACCAGGCGGGGCGGGCGGTCGACGTGGTGGGCAGGAACCTGCCCGCCTACGCCAAGGCGGTGCGTGGCCTCGGCGGGTATGCGGCGATCCACGGCCAGGGCAAGGGCCGGCACGTCCACGCGGTCATGGGTGACACGCCGACGTCGCGGGCACGGCCGATCCGACACAGTGCGCTCGCCGGCGGCGGGCAGACCGTCGTCATCGAGCAGGGTGCGGTCGTCGTCCAGGTCGTCGAGCCGCGGGCTGAGCTTGACGTCGAGGCCGCCGTGGAGCGGGCCATCCGGCGCATCCTCCGTGACGCGGCAGAGAGGCGGTGACCGGTGCCGTCCGTCATCATCTGGTTCCCCATCCCGGGTCCTCGGCTGCCGGCCCGACCGATCCCCACACCGCGCCTTGTCCAGCATCCGAAGGCGTACCTGCAGGCGGAGGACGGGACCCGCGTGGTGCTGCCGTGGGCGCCGCGCGAGGTGGACGTGGGCGGGGACGCGGTCGAGTGGGCGACGCTGGATCGGCCCGGCCGCAAGCCGCTGGTCCGCAAGAGTGGGGACGGGCTGCGGACGCTGTCGTTCACCGCGCTGTTCGGGCACGCCGACCACCAGGAGCCCATTGAGACTGAGCTGGGCCGACTCCGGGCGCTAGCCCAGTCCGGGCAGCGGGTCCTGGTCAACCTGGGCGTGCTGGAGCGGGGCTGGTGGCGGATCACCGGCCTGTCCATCACGACCCTGCTGCGGCAGGAGGGGACGAACCACGTCACCCGTGCCGAGGTGTCGGTGTCGCTGGTCGAGGCGTATGACGTGCGACCCAAGATCGGGTCGACGTCGACCAAGCCGCCGGCGAAACCGGCTCCCAAGCCTGCGCCGAAGCCGGCGTACCGGTACCACACGGTACGGGCCGGGGACACGCTGTGGGACCTGGCCGTCAAGTACCTGCGGGACGGGCGGCGGTGGCGGGAGATTGCGAAGCTGAACGGCGTCCGGGACCCGCGCAAGCTCCGCATCGGCACGAAGCTGAAGATCCCCCCGAAGTGAGTGGCGGTGGGCTGTGGCGACGTACACGTTGGACGGCCGGGTTGGGCAGCTCCTCGTGCGGGGGCGGGAGCTGCACGCCGATGTCGCCGAGGCTGTGCTGGGCGGCTCGGTGGAGCTGTCGACCCAGGCCGCCACCCAGTTGTCGATCACCCTCTCGGACCCGGACCTCTCCCTGCTCGCCTCGTGCTTGTTCGACCGTGGGGCGGCATGCGACTACGCCGACCTCAAGCTGGCAGTCGCGGCGGTCGAGACCCGGTCGGACGCGTCCGGGCCGGTGCTGGAGGTGTCGGCGCGCAGCCTCGGCTGGCGGCGGCTGAAGCAGGCGAAGGGTGCGCTGGTCCGCCGCAACCTGTCACCGACCGAGTTCGCAGCGTTGGAAGCCAAGGCGGCCGGGCTGCGGTTCGTGGGCGAGGCCTCGGCGCGGCGGCGGCAGATCGCCCGGCAGACCGGTGACCAGGCCGAAACCTCCTGGGACACGATCCAGCGGCTTGCGCAGGAGATCGGGTTCATCGCATTCGAGGCCGCCGGTATTTTGTACTTCGGGCGGCCGACCTGGCTCGTCAGCAGGTCTGGGGCGCGGCGGTGGAGTGTCACGTGGAGTCCGGACCCGGCGCAGGTGTCGCCGGGGTTGGTCGGCGTGCCGGAGTGCCGGCGCAGTGAGGACGACGCGTCCGCGGCTGCGGAGGTGACCGTCGACCTGGTGGCCGAGGACGCCGACCAGATCAGGCCAGGTGATGTCCTAGCCCTGGCTGGCGTGCCGACGTTCAGCGCGTCGTACCTCGTCACGTCGGTGCGCATCCCGTTGGACGACACGAGGCCGGTCGTCGTGTCCGCGCAGACTCCGGTGAATCCGGCACCGCAGCCGCCCGCCTCCTCGAGCTCGGGCGGGTCGACCAGCAGCGGCAGCAGTAGCCAGGTGGAGAAGTTCGTCGCGGCGGCGATCCGGCAGGCTGGCGACCGGTACGTGTACGGAGCCGAGGCGAGGCTGTCTGACCCTGACCCGGACGCTTTTGATTGCAGCGAGCTCGTGCAATGGGCTGCCTATCAGGCGGGGGTGCGGATCCCGGACGGCAGTGCGGCCCAACTGGAGTACTGCCGGCGGAAGGGCACGCTCATCTCCGTGGCCACGGCGGCGCGGACGCGTGGGGCGCTGCTGTTCAAACCGGGGCACGTGGCGATCAGCTTGGGTGACGGGCGGCACACGATCGAGGCCATGGGCCGCCGGTACGGGGTGCGTCGGGGCGACGTGGCGGGCCGGGGCTGGACGCACGGTGCGAAGGTTCCGGGCATGCGGTACCCGAAGTAGGAGGCGGGCGTGCTGGAGCGGGTGACCCGGTCGCAGTCCCCCGGCGCGGGCGTGTGGGTCGGAACCGTGACCCGTGTCGAGGGTGGGGCACTGTACGTGGAGGTGCCGCGGCTTGCGCCAGGGCTGGAGTTCGGGCCGTGCCTCGCCGTGGAGGTGCCGGGCGTCGCCTGGGCTGCCGGCGATCGGTGCCTGGTCGCCTGCTTGGAGGGCCGTGTCGACGACCTGGCGGTGATCGGCCGGCTTCCGTGACCGCGTGCAGGCACGCTTCCACGCGTGCGGGCACGCGTGCGGGCACGCTGGGTGTATGGGCATCCTCTCGCACCCATTCCGGATCACGCCGACCGGTGAGGCCGCGACCGTGGAAGACGGCACGCCAGAGGCGCACGCGGAGGCGATCGCCGTGCTGGTCATGACCCGCCGTGGCGAGCGGCCGATGGCCCCAGGGTTCGGAACGAGCGACCCCGCGTTCGGCCGGCTCGACCCGGCGGAGGTTGAGGCCGGGCTGGCGTTGTGGGGCCCGGACGGGGTGACCGTGACCGGCGTCGACATGGAGCCGGTAGACGACCGGACGATGCGGGTCGTCGTCCACTTCGAGGACACGGAGGTACAGGCGTGAGCGTCAGCACACCGGAGCCGCTCGGCTCGCCGGACACGCCCGGGTACGTCGACCTGGCGCTGTACGACGCCGATGAACAAGAGCTGGTTAGCCGGGCGCTCGCAGATGCGACGCTGAAACTGCCCGGCTGGGTACCGCGCGAGGGCAACACCGAGGTGGTCCTGATCGAGTCCCTGGCGCTGATCGTCGGGGAGCTGGTGTACGCGATCAACCGTGTGCCGGCGACGGTTCTCGAGGGCGTGCTCGCGTTGTACGGGCTGCAGCGGGACCCCGGCAAGCCCACTACCGGGCGCGTCCGGTTCACCCTGTCCGACATGCTGGGGCACATGATCCCTGCCGGTACCCGGCTGCGGGCCACGGTGGCTGCGACCGGGGAGACCGTCGACCTTGAGACGGTCGAGCCGCTGGAGGTGCTGTTCGGCGCGACCAGTGGCGAGGTCGACGTCACTGGGGTCGAGGTGGGGGACGCAGGCAACGGGATCGCGGCCGGCACGGTGCTGGAGCTGGTCGACGCGGTGCCGTACGTCGACCGGGTCGAGCTGGTCACGGCGCTCGCTGGCGGCGCCGATCCCGAGCCGGATGACGCCTACTATGGCCGCGGGTCGGCGCTGCTCTCCCGGCTCGTGTCCACGCTGGTCCTCCCGTCGCACTTCACCGCCGCGGCGTTGGCGCACACGAGCGTGAAGCGGGCGATGACGATCGACCTTTATGACCCTGGGCAGGCCGGCAACCCGGGCGACCACCAGGGGCACGTGACGGTCGCCGTCGCGGACGCGAACGGCAACCCGCTGTCGTCCAGCGTGAAGAACGAGGTTGAGGCGAGCCTGACCGCGAAGGCCCTCGCTGGGCTGCGTGTCCACGTGGTTGACCCGACGATCACCACGGTCGACGTCACTGTGACGATCACCGTTACCGGGACGGACACTGCGGGCGTGCAGACCGCCGTCGCGGATGCGATCCGCGGGTACCTGTCGCCGTCCACGTGGGCGTGGGGTGGCACGGTGCACCGCAATGAGTTGATCAGCCTCATCGACCGTGTCGAAGGCGTCGGCCGCGTGGTCGACATCACCACGCCGGCCGGGGACGTGGCGCTCGCCGGCGTCGCGCCGCTCGCGCAGGCGGGCACCGTCACCGTGAACGTGCAGGCAGGTGCGTGATGCCCCGCCCAACGGTGAGCGTGACGACGGAGCGCTGGTACGGGCGGCTGCCCGAGTTCTACCGGGACGCCGACGCGCAGGAGCAGTCGGGGGACGGGTACCCGCTGCTGCGGTACCTGTCCCTGCTGGGGGACCAGGCGGGCGAGGTGGAGACGGTCCTGGACCGCGCGGCCGCCGGCGAGCTGTCCGACCCGCAGCGGGCCGACCCCGCCTGGCTGCCCTGGTTGGGGCAGCTCGTTGGGGTGCGCATGCCGCCGGCCACCACGGTGCAGGCGTGGCGGGACGCCATCGAGGACGGGGCGTCCGGGTGGCGGTCCGGGACGCGGGAGGCGATAGCCGCAGCGGCCCGGACGGTGCTCACGGGGACCCGGTACGTGGACGTGCGCCCGCACGAGGGCAAGACCACGGGCGGTAACCCGTGGGTGATTGCGATCGTGGTCCGGGCGGACGAGGCGCCCGCTCCCTTGTCGAAGGTGGCTGACGCGGTGGTCTCTGCGGGGGCGAAGCCGGCCGGGTTCGCGCTGGCAGTGACGACGTTCGTGCCGACCTGGGACGCGGTCGACACCGCGTACCCGACGTGGCAGGCGATCGACGCGCTCGCGACGTGGGCGCAGGTCGACTCGACCGGCGCGTCATAAGGCAGTGCGACACCCCCTCGGTCCGCCCGTGACCAGCCAGGCGCGGGCACGGTGGGGGCATGGCGGTGACGACGACTCCGAGGCTCGGGCTGCAACGCTGGGATGCCGGGTCGGACCCGTGGCCGGCGCGCGCCGGCTGGGACCAGCAGCAGGCCACGCTCGACAACCTGGTCGCGATCGACCTGCAGGGCACCGCTGCGGCCCGGCCGGCGGCTGGGATCCGGGGGCGGTACTACTTCGCGGCCGACACCGGGCGGTTGTACCGGGACGACGGTACCCAGTGGATCGAGGTCGGCCCGGTCGGCGGCGCCGGCCCGGGCGGGGCGCTCGCGTTCGGGGCGGCCGGAGTCGAGGGCGTCAGTGTCCGGGCGGCGCGTGCCGACCACACGCATCCCATGCCGGCGCATGACGCTGCGGCGCACTCCGGGATTCCCCTGTCGGCGCTCGCCGCGCCAACCGTCGACGTGCCGTTCGGGAACAAGAGGATCACCAACCTGGCGGCCCCGGCTGCAGCCGGTGACGCGGCGACGAAGGCGTACGTCGACGGGCAGGTGTCCGGGCTCATCACCGGGGCGGGGACACCCGCAACGCTGGACTTCGGTGGGAGCGGAGCGGAAGGCGTCTCGTCGAAAGCTGCTCGCGCGGACCACCAGCACCCCATGCCGTCTCTGGGCTCCGCGGTGGTCAGGCAGCGGTACTACGACACCAACTCTTACGACGTCTCCGCGACCTCTGAGGCTACGAGGTGGTCCTTCACGATCAGCATCCCATCCAACTGGGGGTCGTACTCGCTGGACGCGTGGGTCTCGTACCGCATCTACCTGCCTGGCGCTAGTAACCCCAGCGGAAACACGATCTTCTCCAGCAACATACGCTTGGACAACGCCTCTGGTCCCAACCTCACGCATGCGCCCTTGGTCCGGGTCCTCGGCGACCGCAGCACCGTCAACGACGTCGCTGACATGCTCGCCATGTGCGGGTGGATCACCGGCCGGACCACTACCGGCACGAACACCATCTGCGTGACGACGTGGGTGGACCGCAACGCGGGCGCGTTCCAGGTGGCCTCGTTCAACGCCATCGTTTTCGCCTGGCGTACGTCATGAGCGAGGTGTGATGGCTGAGCAGCTTGAGCCATCCACGAGGATCACCCTCGGTGAGATACACCGTGCCGTGGTCGAGCTGAAAAGCCTGGTGGAACGGCACATCGCCCGGCAGGAGGAGCGGACGGCCCGGCTCGAAGAGGCCGACCAGGACAAAGAGATCCGGCTGCGTCTGCTGGAGCGTGAGGCAGTGACGCGGGCTGAGCTGGGCGCGCTCCGGGGGGAGTTGGAGACGCGGCAAGGGCGTGCTCCTGCGTGGGTGGCGGTGGTGATCTCCGCTATCGGGCTGGTGCTGTCAGCCGTCGTCGGCGTGGCCACGCTCATGCAGGGCCGCGGCGGGTAAGACTGCTCCTCACCCGTGCGACACGGGCAGGGTCCAACCGTGCCGCCCAGTGGCCGGCGACGGTCGTTGCATGACCGACACCAACGTTCTGGAGTTGGACGACAGCGAGGAGGCCACTGTCGACGCCTGCCCGGAGGGTGAGGCCGATGGCTAGCCTCACCGGGCTTGAGACGACGCTGCGCCGGTGGGGGCTGCGCGTCGAGGTGCTCAACGGCGGTCGCGGCTACCCGGGCAGGCCCGGCCGGTTCGATCCCCGCGGGGTGATCTGGCACCACACCGCCGGGTCGCTCGCCGGCGGCCCGACAGCGTCCCTGCAGACGTGCATCCGGGGCCGGTCGGACGTTCCGGGGCCGCTGTGCCAGGTGTACGTCGGCCGTGACCTGGCCGTCCGGGTCGTCACGTACGGTCGTGCGAACCATGCCGGCGCGGGCGGCCCGTGGCGGGACGTGCCGCGTGACTCCGGCAACGCGTACTTCGTCGGCGTGGAGGTCGAGTCCACGGGCAACCCGGCGACCGAGCCGTGGACTCCGCAGATGCTCGACGTCTGCCGGCGCGTGATGGCCGGGATCCTCGACCACATCGGCCAGCCGGCGGACCGGCTGATCGGCCACAAGGAATGGGCGCCGGGCCGGAAGCCTGACCCGCATTCGCTCGACATGGGCCGGGAGCGCGCGCTCGTCGCCGAGCTGCTCCGCCATGGCCCGGCCGCTTACTCCACTACCCCGACGACTTCCACGGAGGAAGACGAGATGCCCAGTGTGAAGGAGATCTGGACCAGCGCCGAGAGCGTGCAGTCAGCCGGCAGCCGGGACGGCCGGCTCGCGGCGGGCCCGATCATCGGCCGAACGCTGGAAGCGGTGCGGGACCTGCAGGCGAAGTTCGCGGCGCTGAACGCCAGCGTGGCCGAGATCGGCCGGGCCGTCGCGGCGCTGTCGCAGGGTGAAAAGATCACCCCCGACGAGCTGGCCGCCCGCATGGAGGCGGCGGCCGAGAAGGGAGCCAGGGACGCCCTGTCCAACAGCGTGGTCAAGGTCAGGGTCGAGGTCGAGGACGCCAAGGAGGCCCAGCAGTCATGATGCTTGCCCTTCTGCGCCGGCTGGTGCCGGACCCGCGGTCCCTTTGGCTGAGCGTGGTGCGCACGTACGCGCCGATCCTCGCCGGCCTGATCGTCGCCTGGGCGGCTCGTGTCGGCGTCCACCTGGACGACGCGTCGGCGCTCTCGGTGGTCACTGCGCTGGGCGCGGGCGGGTATTACCTGCTGGCCCGGCTGGTCGAGCAGCATTGGCCGGCGGCTGGCCGATGGCTGCTCGGGGCGGCCCAGCCACCGGCGTACCTGCCTGCTGGGCAGGATGTCCTGCAGCCGGACGACTGACGGGAGCTGCTACGGCGCGTGCATGACCAGCAGTAGCCGGAATGCCCGCTTGCTCGCAAGCCCGCATGCCTGCCCGCACGCTTGCACGTGTGCGGGCAGGCGCGTTTGTGTGCAAGCACGCCTGATGGTAGCCTGTGAGGTAACCATTCGGGGTGACGGCCCGGATGGAACCTCTCAGGAAGGAGCCTGTATGGAGGCATTCCGCGAAACCGCCGGGTGGCTGCTCATGTGCCTGGTGACCGCTGCCCTGGCGTGGCCGTGGAGCCGGGTCGAGCGGTGGATCGTTCGCCGTTCCCGGCGTGATGGGCGGGAGGTGCGAGCGTGACGCGTATCCGTTCCCGTAAGCCGACCGGCCGCGTGCCCTGGCCAACGCTTTTGTTGGAGGGTGAGGAGAAGGCCGGGAAGTCGTACCGGCTGGCCGAGTTCTCGACGTCGAAGCGGATCGGCGACTCGTGGTGGCTCGACCTGGGCGAGGGCGCTGCGGATGAGTACGGCGCGCTGCCCGGAGCGCGGTACGAAGTCCTGGAGCATGACGGTTCGTACGCCTCGATCCTGGAGCAGATCATCGCCGTGCGGGAGTACGCGGCCGAGGTTCAGGCGCGGGGTGAGCCGCCGGTCGCCTTGTTCATCGACAGCATGAGCGCGCTGTGGGACAGCCTGAAGGACTGGGCCACGGAGCGGGCGAAGGAGAGCAAGGCGAACCGCAAGCTGCTGGCCGAGGACCCGAACGCCGAGATTGTCGTCACCGCGAACCTGTGGAACGACGCGAACGCCCGCTGGCACCGGCTCATGACCAAGCTCCTGACCTTCCCGGGGATCGTCGTCGTCACGGCGCGCGGCAAGGAGATCGCGGCCTGGGATGAGAAGCACGACCGGCCCGTCAAGGGCGAGCGAGTCTGGCGGGTCGAGGGGCACAAGTCCCTCGGGTACGCGGCGACTGCGTGGATCAGGATGAAGCGCGAGGAGGGGGCGTCCCTGATCGGTGCGCGGTCCCTGTACTGCGGGCTGGTGCCGGGCAAGGACAAGCCCCGGCCGCTCCCTGAGAACTGGACCCTGGAGTGGTTCGTGTTCGAGGCGTTGCGGTGCGACCCGGCCACGGCGCACGTCCGGGACCTGCGCGAGCTGGACGCGTCGGTCGACCTGCCGGACGGCGTCGAGTACCAGACTCCGGAGGAGTTCCGGGAGCGCGTCGCGGCGGCGTGGGATGACGTCGACCAGTTGCGGAGTCTGCACGCCGAGGCTGAATTCCGGGGCCTGACCGACAAGGTCGTCACGCACGTGGAGACCGAGCAGCAGGTCACGATCGGCGACATGATCGTCGCCCGGGGGCGGGTCCTGGCGCAGCAGGTCGAGCAGCGCCGTCGCCAGCCCCGACCGGCACAGCCCCGGCGGGCCGTGGAACGGCCCCAGGAGCCCCAGGAGCCGCCGGCCCCGGCCGATCATCCGCCCGGCGTGGAGAACGCCCCGGAGACGGGCGGCGAGGGCGCTTCCGGGGCCAACGAGACGCCCCCGGTGATCGCCGAACTGTACGAGCGGCTGGGGAAGTGCCAGACGGCCCGGGAGTATCAGGCCGTGTACCGGTGGGCCGGGAGGCAGGGCATCCGGCGGACGGTCGTCCGGGACGAGGAGCTGGGGGAGGTTGAGGTCGGCCGGCTGATCATGCACCGACAGAAGCAGGCGGCCGAGGCCGCCGTCGTCGGCCAGGAGAGCACCATGCTGGCTGCTGCGGGGTGACGGTCGGTGACGAACGTGGTTGCCCCGGGGGAGCACTCACCTCGGGGCAACCACGTAAGCCCCCTAATGGTCTATCCGGTGGCTAGGCCAGCGCGCGAGGTAACCACCCCTCGGCGCGATCGCCACGAATCGATAAACAAGGGGGAGGGCAGCTGGTCGACTGAAGATTCTTGCTATCGCCTGCTCGCACGGAGCAGGGCAACCGTTGGACGTCGCGCCGTTCCCGGTACGGGGACGGGGCGGGCGGCCGCCGATGCCCCCGGCGACCGCCCTGCATACGGCTCGGCGTCGGCTCCAGAACTGGCACCACATCGAGTTCCAGACAAGGACGTCGAACCATGTCCACCGCGCCCACGGTGGCCGTGCGACGGAGCGTCCCCGCGACACGCCCCGCGTCCACCACGGCCACACCTGAGCGGTCTATCCCTGGCCGCATGAACCCGGAAACGCCCCATGCGGAACTGCCCGCCTCTCGGGTCAACGACCACGCCGGCAGAAGGACACGCCACCGTCTTCGGCCGCCCGGCCAGGCAGCCCAGCTACTCATCCGGGTGAGCTACGAGGAGCGGGAGGCAATCCACCAGGCCGCCCGGTCGGCTGGCATGTCAACCCGGCGGTACCTGCTCGACCTGGTCGCACGGGACTGCGCGCGGCGCGCCGTTTCCGGCGTCGCCCGTGATGGCGCTAGTGTCCCGACATGCGACGAGCCCCCGGGGGACAACCGGGGGCCCGAAGCTGAGGCCCGTCACGCCGTTGCCGCGGCGGCGGGCTGACCCCCCTCGACTGGCCCGAGAGGAGTCATCAATGCCGATGCTAGGGCACACGTATGCCCGAGTCACGTCAGGCCACGCGGAACCGACCCGCCCGGACGGTGGGTCATGAGCCTGAGGGCAATCCTGTGGGCGCTCGACGAAGCGCCCGTCACCGACGACACCGAGGCGTTGGTTCTCGTCGCCCTCGCCGACCAGGCGTGGGACGACGGCCGTGGCGCTTTCCCCGCCGTCAAGACGATCGCGCGCCGCGCCCGGACCTCGGAACGGACGGTGCAGCGCATCCTCCGGCACCTGGAGCACTGGCGGGTCATTAGCAAGGGTGACCAGTCGATCGCCCGGGCTCTCGTGAAGGACCCCCGGCACGCGCCGTGCGTCTACAACCTCAACCTCGGGCTGTGCATCAGCACTGGTGCCGAGCCGATCCCGCCTCGCACGAAGTGCCCGCACCCCGCATGCGCACCGAACAAGGGTTCGAAGAAGGCGGCGGACGCGGAAGAAGCCCAGGTCACAAGGGGTGACACATCTGTCACCCCTCCAGAATCGACGGGTGACACATCTGTCACCCCTCCCCAATCGAGGGATGACACTGCTGTCACCTCTAGCGAAACAAGGGGTGACAGGCCGGGCGGCCAAGGGGTGACAGAGCTGGCACCCGAACCCCCCTTGAACCCTCCCCCTCTTGTGGTTGATGTAGGGGGGAAAGTTCCCGTACACGCGCACGCGCGTGAAGATTCCCCCCCGGAAGTTCCACCACAGAACCCCAGCGCCGGGCCTGCTGACGCGGCCCGGCTCCACCGGGACGAGCACGGGCCGCTGTCACCCCGCTGCCCACGCCACGTCGACGCGCTCGACGACCCACCGTGCCGCGAGTGCGGGGAGACCCGACGCGAGTTCGAGCGGGCCGAGGAGCGACGCAGGGACGCCCGGGAACGGGCACGGACCCAAGCGTGGATCCAGGAGCAGAACCGACTGCGAGGGCTCGTGACCCCGCCCGGCCAACACCCGCTGGCCGCCGCCACACGGGCCATGCTCCGAGCCGCGAAGGCGCAGGGAGCCCTGGCCACCGGCACCGCCACCACCACCGAGGCGACGCCATGACCGCCCCGGTGGTGCTCGGCGTCGACCCGGGCAGACGCTGGACCGGCCTCGCCGTACGCTCAGGCGCGGCCTGCCTCGCCCACCGGGTCGTCGAACGGGCCGGCGACGAGGACGGAGGTTTCCGCGGAGTCGGCGTCGGCCCCGCCTACCTCGCCGCGGTGCTGGCGGCGGTCGACGAGCTGGCCGCCGCGCACGACGTCGACCTGGTCGCCGTCGAAGGCGTCACCCGCCCGTCCTGGCACGTCCGGGACCGGGCGGGCGGCGCCCGCGCGGCCGCCGACCCGACCGGTGTCCTCGGCGCGGCGATCGTGCTCGGCGCGGTCCTCGGCCACCGGCCCGACGCGATCCTCATCCCGCCCGGCCACAACGGCGACATGCCCCTGTACGCCTACCCGGCCGAGCTGGTCTCGCCGGCCGAGCGCCGGAACGGCATGAACCGCATCGGTTCCGGCCTGCTCCGGCACGCCCGGAGCGCGTACGACATCGCAGGGCAAGCCATTCTCGTCGCACGCCTGCGGGCACGCACGCCCGACGCCGCACCAGCCCGCACGCTCGCACGCCAGCAGGCAAGCGGGCACGCCCGCAAGCAAACAAGCCGGTAGACTGACCGGCTACCAACGTGGTACAGTCGGGACGTACCCACCGGGGTGACGGCCCGGCGGGAACCACCCAGGAAGGAGACGCATGAACGTCATTCAGCGTCTGCTCCAACTGACACGCGAGCAGACCCGAATCAAGGCCCAGATCGACCAGCTCCGCGCACGAGTCGACGCCCGAGCCCGCGAGGAGTGGCAGCGCACCGGCGCCGCCCCCCGCTGGTCTGCCCGCGGGCTGGGCAGCGTCCGGCTCGACGGTGCCGACCTCGGCCCCCGGCCGTACGTGAAGAACGAGACGGACTTCGCGAACTACGTCGCCCAGCGGTGGCCGTCCGAGGTGATCGCCACCATCGAAGTCCCGGCCGACCGGCTCGAAGAAGCGGTCGAGGCACTGCAGTTCGCTGACATCCCCACGACCGCCCGCGTGCAGGTCCGCTCCGCCTGGGCCAGGCAGTACCTCGAAAGCCTGGACGTCGAGCAGGACCAGGAGCCTGACGGCACGCCCATGAACGAGTGGTTCGCGATCGACCCCGAGACGGGCGAGGTGGTACCGGGCGTCTCCGCCGCCGTGAACCCGCCGAAGCTGGTGGTCACGCTCGACCGGGAAGTCAAGGCCAAGGCCGTCGAGGAGGCCGCCGCCGAGGTCGCCATGTGGGAGGACGAGCAGGACAACACCAGCGAGCAGGAACAGGAGGCCGGAGAGTGAACGCCAAGGTCTACGTGAACAGCCGCGAGGCGATCGCGACGCACGGGCCGACCGAAGACTTCCCCGTCAGGGTGACGGTCGAGATCGACCGCATGGCGTACCTGACCCCCAACCTGGCCACCGTCACCGAGCGCTACGTCACAGACGTCGTGATCAACGTCGACGACTACGCCGACGAAAGCCACGGGCGGGTCGTGATCCCCGTCGAGTACCTGCCGTGGCTGATAGCCCAGCTCGAAGCGGCTGCCTACCTCATCGGCCAGGAGCGCCGAAGCGTCTCCGGCGTGAGCGGCCCGGACAAGACGGCCAAGCTGGCCCCAGCCCAGGAGGTGAACCAGTGAAGGTCATCACCAGCCCCGCCATGTGGGCCGGGGCACGCTGCGGAGGCTGCCAGAGTCGAATCGTCTGGCGGTACAGCTCCAAGGTCAACCGCGTGACCGGCAAGCGGTCCCTGATCCCCCTCAACGCCGAACCCGTCGACGACCCCCGGGTGGGGAACATCATCCTCATCCCCAACCCGGACAACCCAGACGGCGAGCCGCTGGCCCACGTGCTCACCGACGCCGAGCGCGCCAGGGTGCCGGAGGACATGCCCCGGTACGTGGCCCACTTCTTCACCTGCCCGAACGCCAACGACTACCGGCGGCCCCGCCGATGAACAGCAGGCACGCATGCCCGCCCGAACGCGTGCGGGCATGCGTGCCTGCACGCAAGCAAGCCCGCACGAGCCTGGAGGCGCTGTGATGATCCCATTCGCCGTCACCTTCCTCGCCCTGGCCGTCCTCTGCTGCGTCATCCTCGCGGGGGCCGCCGCGTACGAGCGCTGGTTGGACGCCACCGGCCGCATCGGGGAGGACCCGCGCCTAGATAACTGGCCGGCTGCGCTGCAAGACCACCAGACCCCGGACACCGGGAGCCAGGAATGACCCGGCCCGTCGCACCGGCCTGGGCCGCCTACCACTCCGGGTACCACGCCGGCACCGGGCGCCGAGCCGGCCAGGTCCGCCGGGTCCACATCGCCGCGCCCCCGGACGCGACCCGCCGCCGGAGCACGGGCCCCAGCGCGTTCTGCGGAGTCGCGGCGTGGCCAGTCACGAACTCGACCCCGGTCCTGGTCAGCCCCCGCGGCCCGCTCCCACCCGGCCTGACCTGGTGCCCGAAGTGCCTCGGCATCGCCGCCGAACGCTTGGGCGTGCTCGACGAGCTGGCCCGCATCGTCACCGCCCACCTGCCCGACAAGACCGCCCACACGGAAGGACGCACCCCATGACCGACACCGAGAACACCGTCCCCGTCGATCCCCACGACCACGTGCGCGACGCCTTCACCCGGGCGCTCGCCGCCGCCCGCTGCTCGGCACCAGCCTCCGTGATCGAGAAGGTGACCGCGGCCGTACTCACCGCCATGCCCCTGTGGAGGAGCGTCCCCCAGGGCCGGGACCGGGCGGAGCGGACGGCACCCACCAACGGCATCGAACTCGCGGACGTCCTCGCCGAGTTCGCCGACACCCTGGCCCGGTACGCGGAGACGAGCCGCTGGAGCCAGCGCCAAACCGCGACGGACCGGTACGGGGCCGACCGCTACTGGAAGGGCATGGCCGACGCCCAGGAGCACGTCGTCCGCGAGCTGCGGTCCCTCCTGGCCGGCTACCGGGACTCCCCACACTCCACCGTGTTCACCGCAGGGTGGCGAGCCGGATTCCGCGCCGCCCGGCAGCGCATCGCCGACCGCCTGGACCGGGACGCCCGGGCGCTGGACAAGCTCGCGCAGCACCCGGCCAACGCCGGAACCGTGTGGGGCGAGCGGTACCGGGAGCGCGCCGCCGGCACCAGGAACGCCGCCGTCACCGCCCGCTTCGGCAAGCTCGACGACCAGCCCACGAGCATCATCCCCGGGAAGGAGGACCCCAGTGGCCAGTGAGCAGCGCCGTGTCGTCCTGGAGCTGGACGACGACACGCTCAGGATCGTGGTCGACGCGCTCCTGGCCGCCGCCGAGACTCGCACCCGGGCCGCCCGGCGGGCTGCCGGCGAGGTCGAGGCCGACCGGGCCGCGGGGCGTGACGTCCGGTCCGCGGCGGTTCGGATCGTCCGAGTGCTCGGCGAGGCCGAACGGCTGCGCCAGGTAGCGGAGCAGATCACCGCCACTCCCGAAACCCCCGACACGGTTGGTAGCCTGATGGGTGACCGTGATGGGGAGTCGGACGACGGCACCCCAGACGTGACCAGCTTCCTGCCAGACCACGAGCGTGACGACGAGGACGAGGACGATGCCGACGACTGACGACCAGCGCGAGGAACTGTGGCGGCCGCTGGCCGAGCAGTTCGGGAAGCTCCTCGTACAGGCCCGGCAGGAGCGAGGGATCAGCCAGCGGGGCCTGGCCGACCGCTACGGCATGGCACACGTCTCCCTCGGCGCGTACGAGCGTGGGGAGAAGAACCTCACCCTCGACAAGATGGTCGAGCTGTGCCGCATGTACGGGCTGGAGATCGAGATCAAGGCGCACAAGCGGAAGCGCTGACCCGCGGCACGCCGGAGCGAATCCCGCGTGCCCTATCCTGCGGGCACGCGGGCTAGCCTGCATGCAAGCACGCACGCAAGCACGCACGCGTGACAGCTTGCACGCACGCGGGCTAGCGTCGAACCGCCCACCATGATCCCGGAGGTCAGGATGCGTCGTTGCTGCCCCGCATGCGTCCGCCGATACGCCGCACTCGTCGCCCCCGACTGCCCCGTCTGCAAGGGCGTCGGCGTCCTCGGACTCGGCGCAGCGGCCCTGCACCACTACGAACCGGCCGTCGTCGCCCGCGCCGTCGAGTTCTACCTGGAGGCCAAGGCCCGGGAGGCGGCCGAACAGCTGCCCCTCGGCGCACCCCGCCGCGAGGCCTTGGCCGCCGCCACCGACGAACTCCGGTACGCGGGCGTCATCGCCGACCCCCTCGTCTCCGGCGACCCGGCCCGGCACCGCGCCGACGCCCCCGAAGGCACCGCCCGCCGCGTCACCGACGCCGAAGCCGCCCGCCTCGCCTACCTGACCGGCGCCACCCCCAGCCCAGTCGACCAGGCCAACCTGGACCGCCCGCCGATCCTCTACGGCCCGGACGACAGGCCTCTCGCCCGTTCCCTGCCTGTCGTCTCAGCCGCCGGCAGCCCTACCTTCCTGGCACGCGCCGCCGACCCTGCGGACCCGCTCGGCGACACCCGCGCCGCCGTCTACGAGCGCCGCGCCCGGGACTGGCGCGCCAACGTGGTCGCCGCCGCCGTCGACCGCGTGCGCTCCATCCGGACACGCAGGCAAGCACGCCGCGCTGCCCGCGAGCGTGCGACCCTGCACGCAGGCACGCACGCGGGCACGCCCGCACGCACACAGGAGACGGCATGAGCGAGAAGATCCACCCGCACCTCGACTCCCTACGCGTCCCCCTCGACAGCCTCACCCCGTACCACCGCAACCCACGCCGCCACGACCTCGACACCATCGTCGACAGCCTGCAGACGAACGGCCAGTACCGGCCCATCGTCGCCAACCACGGCACCCACACCGGCCGACCCCGCGAGATCCTCGCCGGCAACGGCACCTGGGCCGCGGCGAAGCAACTCGGCTGGCGGGAGATCGCCGTCACCTGGGTCGACGTCGACGACGTCACCGCAGCGAAGATCGTCACCGTCGACAACCGCGCCAGCGACCTCTCCACGTACGACGACGCGGTGCTGGCCGAACTGCTCGACTCCCTGCCCGACCTGGACGGCACCGGGTACACCCCCGAGGACCTGGACCAGCTCATCGCCAACACCCTCGCCGCCGAGGAGATGCCCCGCTCGGCCGGCGTCGGCGACCCGGTCGTGTCGTACCAGATCGTGTTCGACAACGAGACCCAGCAGGCCACCTGGTACGAGTACCTGCGCTGGCTCCGCCGCGAGTACCCAGACCTGGAAAGCATCGGCGAACGCCTGCAGGCCCACCTCGGCACCCTCCTCGCCGGCGAGGGCGGTGACGACCAGTGACCAGGGTCAAGCGGTACATCGACGCGAACGTGCTCGACGAGGCCCGGCGCCGCATCCACCACATCTGCGACCTGTTCGACACCGTGGTGGTCGCCTTCTCCGGCGGCAAAGACTCGCTCGCCGTGCTCCACCTCACCCGCGAGGTCTTGGCCGAACGCGGCATCGACCACGTCAACGTCGTCTTCCGGGACGAGGAGCTGATCCCCGACCCGGTGATCGAGTTCGTCGACCAGTACCGGCGCGAACCCTGGGTGCGGATGACGTGGTACGCGGTGCCCCTGGAGTCCCACAAGTACGTTCTCGGCAAGACGTACCGCTACGTCCAGTGGGACCCCAACCGCGAGCACCTGCGCCCCAAGCCCGAGTGGGCCGTCACCCTCGAAGACCTGGGACTGCCCCCTAACACGGTGCTGTCCCAGTACGAGATGGACGAGATCATCGCCCGCCCCTTCAAGGGCCGCGTGGCGATCCTGACCGGTGTCCGCGCCGCCGAGTCCCTGATGCGGCTCCGCGCCTGCATGGCCAAGCTCAACGAGCCGTACATCAACGCCTCCAGCAGCAAGAAGGCCGCGCTGTGCAAGCCGATCTACGACTGGGAGGAGAACGACGTCTTCCGCTTCTTCTACGACCGCGGCATCCGGTACTGCCCCCTCTACGACGCCCAGCTGTGGGCACGGTCCGAGCTGCGCGTCTCCACCCCGCTGCACGCCGAGGCCGCGAAGCACTTCGGCAACCTCCGCGCCGTCGCGCCGACCTTCTACGCCCAGATCATCGACCTGTTCCCGGAGATGACCCTCCAGGAGCGGTACTACCGGGAGCTGGACCGGGACGCCGCCCTACGCCAGTACGCCGGGAGCTGGGACGGCATCAAGCAGTGGATCTTCGACAACATCACCGACCCTGCCCAGCGGAAGCTCGCCCTCACCCGGCTCCAACGGACCCGCATCGCCGCCCGCCGAGCCCCCGACTCGTACCCGCTCGACTACGTGCTCAAGCAGTTCATCCGCGGCGCATACAAGCGCCGCATCCTCCCCCAGGCCCCCGGCGACCGCTCGAAGAGAAAGGTGGTGCCTGCCTCATGACGATGCTCACCCCGACCCCCGCCGGCGAGGACCCGCTCAACCACATCCAGTGGGTACCCGCCGAGGACCTGGACGCGAACGCGTGGAACCCCAACCGCGTCCACAAGCCCGAGCTGCGCCTGCTCGAACACAGCCTCCTCACGACCGGGTGGATTCAGCCCATCCTCGCCAACCCGGACGGGCTGATCATCGACGGTTTCCACCGCTGGCGGCTCTCCCAGGACTCCAAGGCTGTCCGGGCCCGCTGGAACGGCCGCGTGCCGGTCGCCGTGCTCGACGTCGACCGGCCCACCGCCATGCTCATGACCATCCGCATCAACCGCGCCAAGGGCACCCACGTCGCCGTCTGCATGAGCGCGATCGTCCGGGAGCTGATCGAAGACCACGGGTACGACCCGCAGCAGATCGCCAAGGAGATGGGCGCCACCGTCGACGAGGTGAACCTGCTCGCCCAAGACGGAGTCTTCGCCGCCCGCGGCATCTCCAACTGGGCATACTCCCCCGCCTGGTACCCGACCGAGGACGGCAAGAAGGCGGTGACGAAGTGACCCGCTTCGATGCCCCCGAGTACGTCCACGCCTGGAAGACACGCGGCGCGTACCCTCGGATCCACGACAACATCACCACGGTCGTCCGCGAGGAACTGGACCCCACCGACCCGGGCGTGCTCCTCGACCTCGGCTCGTCGACCGGGCTGCTCGCCCGCCGACTCACCGACGCCGGCTACCTCGTGTGCGCCGTGCAGGAGCCGGGCCGGGCGCTCGACCACGGCCGCAAGGCCGGCGTCTACGACGGCGTCCCCGTCCTTGAGCTGCGGATCACCCCAGTGACCCTGCCCCGGCTGCTCGACTGGGTACGGGAGCAGCACGTGTACGCGGTCGTCGCCCGCCGCGTCTTCCCCGAGCTGTACGACGCCCTCGGCCCGAACAGCTTCCGGGACCTGGCGGTCGGGCTCCGCGACGCCGGCGCCCGCTGGATCATCCTCGAAGGCCGCGCCCCCACCACACGCGCCACCCACCCCCTCAACTGCGCCGCCCGCGAGGTCGACGCCCTGGCCCCCGCCTGGACCCTCGCCCGCCGGCAAGGAGCCGTCGCCGTCTTGGAGGCGTCATGGGACTGAGCTGGTACAACGGCCACTCCCCGGAGAAACGCGAACGCGTCGCCCGCTGGCTCGAAGAGCAGTGGACCGCCGGCACCCTGCCCCGCCCGTCCCGCTGCATCGTGTGCGACCAGACCGAGGGAGCGATCCACGGCCACCTGGAGGACTACGACCAGCCCACCTCATACGTCGACCTGTGCATCACCTGTCACCTCGTGCTGCACGCCCGCTTCCGCCGCCCGGCCGCCTTCATCGAGTACCGGGACCGGGTAGCCCGCGGCTGGCAGGCCCCACCCCTCACCCAACGCGTCGCCTGGGTCACCCTCAACCGCGGCATCCTCGCCGGCCGATTCCCACCCGGCACCTGGCGGGACGTGCCGCCCGGGGTCACGTTCCTGGACGGCCTTCCCCTAGACCGTGGAGGCACCCGTGGGCAGGCGCGTACCTGACGAGGAGACCATCGAGAAGGAGCGCCGGGCCCTGCAAATGCGCAGGGCCGGCCTCACTCTCGACGACATCGCCCGCGAGCTCGGATACACCCACCGCTCCAGCGCACGCAAAGCCGTACAACGGGCACTGAAGCGCACCCTGCAGGAGGACGCCGACGAACTACGCGCCCTGGAAGCCGACCGGCTTGACCGGCTGCAGGCCGCCATCTGGTCGAAGGCCATGGCCGGCGACCTGCAAGCCGTCGACCGCGTGCTGCGTATCTCCGAACGCCGCGCCCGGCTCCTCGGCCTCGACCTGCCGGCGAGGCTGGAGCACACCGGCCCGGGCGGCTCCCCCCTCGTCGTCGAGATCCTGCCCGACCTGCTCCCCGACATGGCCGCCTCGGACGCCGCCGCCCAGACGATCGACGACCCGCACGCGCCGTGACCGCGACAGCCTCCTCCCCCACGCGCGGCCGCACGGCAGCCAAAACCACCCGCGGCCGCGCAACCGGGCGTGCCCGCTGGCGCTACCCGTACGTGCCGACCCCACGCCAACGCCGCGCCCACGCCCTCGTCGCCGACGAGATGCTGTACGGCGGGGCCGCCGGCGGCGGCAAGTCGGACATGCTGCTCGCCGCGGCGGTGACGTTCTGCCTCCTGGTACCCGGCGGGACCGCCATCATCTTCCGCCGCACGTTCCCCGAGCTGTCCCGGTCGCTCGTCCCCCGGCTCCTCGCACGGATCCCCAAGGACGTCGCCCGGTACAACTCCACCGAGCACGTCTGGTACTTCCGCAACGGCTCACGACTGGAGCTCGGCCACCTCCAGCGGGACGCCGACGTGCTCAAGTACCAGTCCGCCGAGTACCAGCTGATCTGCTTCGACGAGCTGACCCAGTTCACCGAGTTCCAGTACAAGTACCTGCTGTCCCGCCTGCGTGCGGGCGGCGAGGTCCGTGACCGCCTAGCCCAGCTCGGCCTGCGACCCCGCGTGATCTCCGCGGCCAACCCGGGCGGCCCGGGCCACCACTGGGTCAAGGCACGGTTCATCGACCCCGCCCCGCCCGAGGTGATCTGGAAACCACCGGCCACGCTCGACGACCCCCGCCCCGGCACCCGCGTGTTCATCCCGGCGAAGGTCACGGACAATCCACACATTGACGACTCGTACGTCGACCGGCTCAACCGCCTGGACGACACACTCCGCCGCGCGCTCCGCGACGGCGACTGGGACATCCTCGAAGGTGCGATGTTCGCCGGCTGGCGCCGGCACATCCACGTCATCGACCCCGAGCAGTTCCCCGTCCCCATCTCCGCCGGCATCCCCCGCGCGGTCGGCGTCGACTACGGGCTGGACGCACCGTTCTGCGCCCTGTGGGGAGCCCGCTTCGGCGACGGCCTGGTCGTCGTGTACCGGGAGCTGTACGCCGCGGGCCTGACCGCCCGCCAACAGGCCGAAGCGATCCGCGACGCCGAACTACCCGGCGAACGCTCCCCCGGCCGCCCCATCCCCGTCATGCTCGACCCCTCCTGCTGGGCACGCGGCCCCCACACCGCCGGCAGCAAGGTGCGGCCCGTCGACCCGGACGCGCCCCCACCCGGCTCCATCGCCCACGCCTACCGCGACGTGCTCGGCAACGCCGTCCACCGCGCGAACAACGACCGCCTCGCCGGAGTGCAGCTGGTCGCCGACAAGCTCCGCGTCCGAGACGACGACCTCCCCCGCCTACTCGTCTACTCCACGTGCGTCAACCTCATCCGCACCCTGCCCACCCTGCCCCGCTCACCGTCGAACCCCGAGGACGTGGACACCGCCGCCGAGGACCACGCGTACGACGCGCTCCGCTACCTGCTCATGCGCCTGGAGGGAGGCCGCTCCTACCCGCACCGGCCCCCACAGGAGGACACGGCAGCGCGACACCTGCTGCGCGCCGAAACCGCCGACCTGGCCCGCACCGGGTTCTAGAAACAGCGCAGGGCCCGGCGTGCCGGCGTCTTCACGCCCGGACGGTGGGTGACGGCCACCAGACCGAGCAACACCGGGACCAGGCCCCGCGGCTACCACCTCAGGAAGGTGTGTAACCAAGCTCATCGTAGCCCACCAGACCCGCCTCGACCCCCGCGTGGCTATACCCTCCCCTCTCAGGTGACAGGGACACGCACCCGACCCACGCGCTACCGTCACCCTCAGATCACGACCCGAGGGGGGAACGTTGACCACCATCCCGACTCGCACAACCACGCTCGCCCTCACCCTCGCCGCCATCACCACCCTGGCCGGCTGCACCGGCACCAGCGAAACCGCCACCGTCCGCATCACCGCCGACCCGGGCGTCTGCTGGACCGGCACGATCGGCGACTCAACCAAAGAAGGCTGCGGCCCAGCCACCATCACCGGCGTGGAAGGCATCGCAGGCGTCTACGCCGCCAGCGTGCAGAAGAAGACCCCCGGCACCGGCCGGCTCCGAGCCGAACTCCTCATCGGCGGGAAGACCGTCGACACCGCAGAGACCACCGCAGAGTTCGGCGCGGTCATGCTGACCAGCCACTAACCGACGCCCCGCTACGGTAGCTTTCTGCCACCAGGTTGATCGAGTGCGAGGCACACACCCTACGCACTGCCCCCCCCTCGAGGCCCCGCCAACCGCCCCCCTGCAGCGGCGGGGCCTCAGCACACCCACGGCGACACCGGCCGCATCCACCCTGATCACGCCCACGCCGGTCACCGTGGCAGCATGCCGACCACGAACCTGCCTCCCGAGATCGGCCACCCCGGCGGCCACGCCCCCACCTGGACCCCACTCCTGGGCGCCGGCTACGAGGCCGTGGGCTACGAGGAAACCCCCGAACTCCAGTTCCCCCAGAGCATCGCGGTCTACGACCGGATGCGCCGCACCGACGCGCAGATCGGCGCGCTCCTCCGAGCGATCACCCTCGCCATCCTCCAGACGCCCACGAAGCTCACCACAAAAGGCGTCGACCGGCGCGTCGTCCAGTTCATCAAGACCGAGCTGGGCCTGCAGGACCCCGGCGAAGGCCGCGCCCGCCGCCGCCGGCAGGGAATCGTCTGGGCCGAGCACCTGCGCCTTGCCCTGCTCGCCCTGCCCCTCGGGTTCATGCCGTTCGAGCAGGTGTATGAGGTCGGCCCGCCAGCGCCCGACCAGGAGGACGTCGGCCTGCCCCGCGTCGCCCACTTGAGGAAGTTGGGCCCCCGTTTCCCCCGCACCCTCACCGAGATCCGCGTCGACGAGGACGGAGGCCTCGCCGGCATCGTCCAAGCCCCCATCGGCTCGGACACCGCGGCGTACCCCGGCGTAGTCCGGCTCGGCCCCGGCCTCCCCGGCCCACAGCGCGAGGTGTTCATCCCCGCCGACCGACTGGCGTACTACGTCCTCGACCGGGAGGGAGCCGACTGGACCGGCACGAGCATCCTCCGCACCGCGTACAAGCACTGGCTCATCCGCGATGCCCTCCTCCGGCTCGGCCCCCAGATCGTCGAGCGGAACGGCATGGGCGTCCCCGTCGTCTACTACGCCAACGACGACGACCAGCAGAAGGCCCTCCAGCTCGCCCGCGAGTTCCGGGCCGGCGCACATGCCGGCGCAGCGCTCCCCGACTCCATGCGCCTGGAGCTGGTCGGCGTCAACGGCTCAACCCGTGACGAGCTGCCCCTGGTCCAGTACCACGACCAGGCCATCAGCCGTTCCGCCCTGGCGATGTTCTTGGACCTCGGCCACGACAACGGCGCGAGAAGCCTCGGCGACACGTTCGTCGACTACTTCGTGATGAGCCTCCAGGCCATCACCACCTGGCTCGCCGAGACCACCACCGAGCACGTCATCCGCGACCTGGTCGAGCTGAACTTCGGCGCGGACGAACCGTACCCGGTGCTGGAGTTCGACGAGATCACCAGCGAGAGCACCCCCACCGCCGACGCGCTCAAGACGCTGGTCGACGCCAAGCTGCTCACCACCGACCCAGAACTCGAGGACGAGGTACGCCGCCGGTACGGGCTGCCACCGAAGCCGAAGGAGAAGCCCACCACGCCGACACCGCCGGTGCCGTTCCCTCCCCTCGGCCCCACCGGCACCCCCGGAGAGATCCCCATCACCGGCGAGCCGCCCGCCCCACAAGGCAACCAGCCGCCTACCGCGATCCCCACCGTGGCCACAGCAGGTGGCGTATCAGGACACACATGGAACGGGACACATGGCCACCCCGACGAGCTGCTGGCCCGCGCCGAACAGCTCGTCACCCGCATCGCCCGGCTACGCGAGGGCCGACGTGTGTGACCTCTGCGGAGACACCGCGGCGCTCGAAGCCCGCGTCCTCCTGGCCGAACTGGAGCACGCCGTACGCCAGGCCGAGATCGCCGCCGGCTGGACCGTGCCCTGGGCCACCCGGCCCCTGCACGAACACGAAGTGGCCGCACAGGTCAGGTTCGCCGAGCTGGACCGGCTCACCCGCGAGGCCGCCGAGCTGATCGCCCGCCACGCCGGCCAAGTGCGGAACGCCGTGCTCGACGCCCTGGCCGAGGACCTCGCCCGGCACGCCACCACCCCGTTCGCCGTGGTCGACCGGCTCCGGGAGCTGGCCGACCCCACCACGGGGGCCACCCTCCCCGGGCTACGCGACGCCATCGAGGCCGCAGCCGAGCAGATCGAAGCAGTCCTCTGCGACCTGTACGGGAAGGCCGCCGGCGAGCTGCTGGAGGAGGCCGCCCGGCAAGGCGTCCCCGCGAGCGTGCTCCCCGCCACCGTCACCCCGACCGTCACCGAGCAGACCGCACTCCAGACCCTCGCCCGCACCGTCGCCCAGCAGCCGGTCGCACGCCTGCTCGACATCGCCCACCAGGCCGCCCGCACCGCAGCCGCCCCCGACGCCGACGCCCTGGACGTGCTCGACGCCGCGCTCACCTCCGCAGAGGAAGCGTCCACCGCAGGCACCGCCGACCTCGCCCGGCAAGCCGCCGGCCAGGCGCACGGCTACGGGCGCACCGCAGCCGCCCGCCGCGCACCAGCCCCCAAGCAGGTGTACGCGTCCGAGCTGCTGGACCGGAACACGTGCGGACCCTGCGCCCAGGTTGACGGCCGCACGTACGCGACGATCGACGACGCCCTAGTCGACTACCCCGGCGGCGGAGGGTTCCGTGCGTGCGAGGGCGGCGCCCGCTGCCGTGGCACGCTCGTCTTCGTCTGGGCCACCGAGTCGGACCCGACCCGCGACGTCCCGGGGGACGGTCGCAGCCCCGGCACGGCACCGCCCGACCTCACCCCCCGCGGGCCGATCACCGGCGCACCCGCCCCGAACGACGGCCCCCTCATCGACGTGCCCGGCTTCGAGCCGGAGCCCGAAGACCTCGCCGCGCTCACCGTCGCCGAGCTGGAGGCCCGGCTCGACGCCGCCAGCGCCGCCCAGGACTGGGATGCGATGGAGCGGTACGCCGACGAGCTGGACCGCCGGACCGGCGCGACGTGGCCCGAGGATGAACGCCGCGTGGTCGACGACGACTGGACCCAGCCGTTCGACGACCCGCTGTCGGACGAGGCCGCCGAGGCCACAGCCCGCCACGCCGCCGACATGGACGAGCAGGTCGACCAGATGACCGACTACGTGCTCGACCCGATCCGAGGCCTCGTCTACGTCGGCAAGGACGCCAAGCCCACCCCAGGGAAGCCACGCGGTCGGAAGCTCGACAGGGTGAAGGCGCTCTGGGATGAGGAGGTGTACCGGATGCACCTGGAGGCCGAGGCCGCGACGAACGGCTACCTCGTCCGCCGGGACCGGCTCACCGAGTTCACCCAGATGCACGGCAACAACACCCAGATCCTCTTCACCGGCCCCGCCTCGCACGCCTACTACTTCGCCTCCGAGGAGCTGCGCCGCTGGTGGGAGGAGCACCCGCGCATCACGTTCGCCGAGTTCGCCGTGGCGAACGGCATCACCAACCGCACGATGGTCGAGCGCGCACGGAAGGCCGCCGAGGCGCGGAAGGATGCTGCGCTGCGCGCCGAGGAGGACCCGGAGAAGCGTCGGCAACGGCAGGAGGAACGCCGCCGACGCCGCGGCAACTTCACCGAGCCGGACGCAGTTGACCGCCCCGACCCCGGGGCCTAGCCTCGCCGAGTCGAAGGAGGACAGACAGGATGCCCGCTCCGACCTCAAGCTCCCGGCCCACGCGGGGCCTGCGTGGGACACTCGTCCGGGTCGCCCGCGCCGGCTGGACCGCCGGGGTCGCCGGCGAGCCGCTGTCGGCCTGCCCGTACGGGGACGACCGGCCGCTGTCGCGCCGGGCGTGGCTGGCCGGGTACGCGGGAGGGCGCCGGCAGGCTGGTCTGCCGACGCCCTCGACGGGGACGGTTCAGTCTCCGATGCTGAACCAGTCGCGGTGACCGCAGTCGCCGCAGTCCCAGACGTCCGCCCAGGCCTGCTGGCTGTACGTGTAGTTCTCGCTGCCGCACTTGGGGCAGGTGGGGAGAGGGTCGGCCCGGTGCTGGATCGTCTCGTCCACGTGCCGCCAGCCGTAGAGGTACTGGCTGGTCTGCACGATCTGGATCTCGTTACGGCAGGTTCGGCACAGCGTCGCCATGGTCGTACTCCTCGGGATCGGGGATCGGGGGCCGCGGATCGGGAGCCGCTGGCCTGGGGCCTGGAGCCTGGGGGCCGCCGGCTCGCCGGTCAGGGGCCGGCGGCCCCCAGGGGGTCAGGCGTCTGGCCTGCCCCGCAGGATGAACTCGCTGGTCGGGAGGTGCAGGCCCCGGACCGGCTTCTCGGTCTTGGAGGCCTCGTCGTACCGCCAGCCGGTGACGATGTAGATCACCGTCTGCGGGGGCAGGTGGGTCAGCCCCTCGGCCCCGGCGGTGGTCGGCCAGCAGTCCTCGACCTCGAAGAGGACCCGTCCGTGGCCGGTCTCGACGATGTCCCGGGTGCGCAGCTCCGCCGGGCGGATCCAGCCGCCGATCTCGGGCTGCTTGGTCTTGGCCATGGCTGTACCTCCTGAGGTGGTTGGGGCGGGCCGTCACCCCGCCGGGTCGGATGGGTGGGTCCCGGGGCTCGGGCTGGGGGGCGTGTCCCGAGCCCCGGGGGTCGGTTACTTGGCCAGGCTCAGCCCGGTTGCACCGCCGTTCGTGTCGCCCAGGCTCCGGGCGAAGTCGATCACCACGTTGATCGGAGCGTTCATGTCGAACCGGGCGGTCCAGAACGAACCTGCGTCGGTCGGGTGGCCGGTGGTCACCCGGTAGTACGCAAATGCGTTCTCCGGGTCCAGGGTCACCATCACTCCCTTCCGGACGGCTCGCAGCTGGCCCTGGTACCGCATCACGTCGAATCCGGCGATCTCGAACTGGTTGATGAACGTGCTCTTGGTAACCGCCATCGGTGCCTCCTGAGGTGGGTTGTGTGTTCGGTTCCGTCACTTCCGAACACACCCAGAATGGTAGCCTGCTGGGCTACCAAAGTCAAACCCAAAAAATGGGCTGTTTCCCCTGGCCTGGACTTGCGCACGGTAGCCTGACAGACTACCATTAAGGGTGTCAGTACAAAGGTGCTGACAGAGCGGGAAATCCCTTAAGGAGATTGACAAATGAACATCGACACCGGTTACTTCAGCGACGTGATGGGCCGGAAGCCGGAGGCTGAGGACTACGGCAACTGGTGCATCCGAATCGGCAGCAACCACCGGGTGATTACCGGAGCCGAATGGCAGGCAGTCGAGGCCATGCTGGAGACCGAATTCGGCCCGGTGGACGCCGAGCTGATCATGTGGGACCTGGAGACCATCAAGGCCCACCGCTGAAGGACCGGACACCAGGGACCCCGGGGAAACCCGGGGTCCCTGCCTTAAGGGCTGCGATCCCGGCTGCGATCCGACTTGCAAACGGTAGCCTGACAGGCTACCATTAGAGGTGAAGACGGAAACGGGTGTGACGGACCCGAACCACCTCAGGAGGAGGAGCCATGCGCCAGACCACCAAGACCAAGCCGACCAAGCCGTTGACCGAGCGCCAGACCGAGGCCCTGCGCAACGCCCGACGCGGGCGGGTCGAGGCAGCGTACCCGACCCTGCGGGGCCTCCAGGCCCGGGGCCTCATCACCCTGCGGCAGGACCAGGCCGGCCGCAGGTACGGCCGACTCACCAAGGCCGGCCGCGCCGAGGCCACCCGCCTCCAGGCCGAGCCTGACCTGCCCCTGAACCCCCAGCCCCTTCCCGAGCTGCCCGAGCCGGGCGACGGCCTCACCCCCACCACCGCCGTGACCGCGCCGGCCCCGGACCCCAGGCCCCAGGCCGAGCAGGCCGAGCTGCCCAGCGTCCTCACCGTCACCGTCAACGGACGCGAGTACGAGCTGCACCTCACCGACGACCAGACCCGCTACCTGGTCTTCCCGACCGGCGGGCTCGACGCCCCCGCCCTCGGCAGCGTGCGACGAGACGGGGACGACTGGGCCATCGCCGCCTACGGCACCACCCGGCTCGGCATCCTGGCCCAGCAGACCTGGACCGACCCGACCGCCGCGGCCCACACCCTGATCACCGCCGTGACCACGCCGGCCCAGCGCCCGAAGCCCGCACCCCGCGCCTACCGGGCACCGCAGCCCCAGACCGGGGCGCAGCAGCTTGCGGCGTTCCCCAAGCCCGACCCGTTCGGCACCAGCCTCCTGTTCTGACCGCCCGGACCGCAGGCAAACAGAGCCGCCCCGGCCACCCTCGCAGGTGACCGGGGCGGCTGCCTTTACGGCTACGCGTCGTCGCTGTCGATCCGGTCGCCGCCCAGCCAGTCGAGTTCCGGCGGCCGGCGCAGCTCCGGCCAGATACCCCCCGCCACCACGCACAGGACGAGCAGCACCACGACGCCCACGGCGAACACGACTACCCGCATATCCCCCTCCAATCGGCGCCAAGACTAGGCCAGCGCCAGCGCAGGGAGCCCGCCCAGGCAAGACACGAAACCGCCTCGGCCACCCGTGGGGAGTGGCCGAGGCGGCTCCTACCGTGGGTCAGGCGCGTCCCGTAGCGAGGAGATCAGCGAACGCTGCGGCGATCGGCGCACCGGTCGCCTTCTGGATGAACCCCCACTGGCCGTTTGGGTTGCACTCCAGGAACCACCAGCCGCCGTCGCGGTCGACCGCGAAGTCGAAGCAGCCGAACGCCAGCCCGAACCGGTCGAGGTAGTCGAGCATGGCCTTGGCCACCTCGCCGGGCGGCTCGACCGGCTGCCAGTCGAGCTGGTCCTGCCGGGTGCGCCAGTCCAGCTCCGCGTCGCGCACGATGGCGGCGAACACGCGGTCGCCGACCACCGTCACCCGCACGTCCGCCGTCTTGTTGACCTTGGCCTGGAACAGGTGCGCGGTCTGCCGGATGGTGGCGTCGAGCTGGCTCGGGTCCACCTCGGTCGTCCACACGGCCGCCGGCTGCCCGCCCACCTGGTACGGGGCGTGGTAGAGGGGCTTGTACACGATCGGCCCCACCTCGGCGACGAACGCGCGCACGTCGTCCACGCTGTCGGTGATGATCGTGGGCGGCACGCGCAGCCCGGCGTCGTGGGCGGTGGCGAGCTGCACGGGCTTCGGCTCGGCCGCCGCCACCGCGTCGGGGTGGTTGACGTACCGCGCTCCGGGCAGCGCCATCAGCACCCCGCCGAGCCCGTAGCGGGCCTGCGCGATCGCCCACGGCCGATCCTCCGGGCGCAGGGTGATGAACGTGAACGGTGACGGCCTGCGGTAGTACACCGCGCGCACGCTCCCCAGGTCGACCTCGCGGTTCCCGGCGAGGAGCCGGCCGGTGATGCCCGTGCCGTCGCCCACCCGCGCCGTCAGCCGCACGGTCATAGGGAAGTCCGCGGGGTCGAACCGCACCACCGGGACACCGCGTGCCGTCAGTTCGCGGATGACCATGTCCGCGGTGGGGTCGGCTATGCGGGTCAGTACGACCACAGGCCGCTCATCGGTGCCCATGTCCGTGTCAGTCCTGGTCGGACATGGGGAACGTCTCGGTGCCCACCTTGGTCGCGTCCGTGGCCTGGATCGGCTGCCCGGCGGCGTCGAAGTAGCGGCCGATCTGGTCCTCACCCAGGACGGCCGTGACAGGCTCGCCGGCTACGAGCGGCTGCGCCCACCGCAGACCCCACGGGGACGGGGCGTGAACGGTTGGTACGAACTCCGGCAGCGTAAGCGGATTGGTGATGGTCACGGTGACAGCTCCTTTCGATCCCGGCGTACCGCCGCAAGACGCATCAGTTATCGCAATCCGTCGCCCCTCGCAGAACCACCCTGCTCCTCCCCCGGAGGGATCATCAAGGGGCCTCCGCCGTGCCCGCGCCCTCTTGAGGGCTGGCAGCAAACAGGGGAGCCACACCCGGGTGCGGCTCCCCTGCGGGCCATGGCTCCCTACCCGACCGCTGCGAGCGCCGGCATGATCTCGCGCACCGGCTCGACGTCATACGGCGCGAGCGCCGCCTGGAGCCGGCGCAGCTCCTCACGGGCCAGCGCCGACCGGGTGCCGGCCACGATCGGCAGCGCTTCCCGCGCGGTCGCCGCGGCCTGCTCCGGCTCACCGACCTCGGCGTACGCGACGGCCATG